TTGTTTGGTATGCAAAATTATAAAGATTAAAAGAAGTATGCAATAGGATAAATGAGTTTGATATGGATAATAAGGAAATTACTAATTATGCGAGTCCCAAATGGTCCACAATTGTAAATCGTTTTGAAAGGTTCTGCAATACAATAAATACAGAAACCAATTGCTAATAGGTAAGCTATAAAGGGTGTTATGGGCTGTCAGACATTTCTACCTTGTAAATCACATAGAAATGCTCAAGAGTAAATTCTTATAAAACAACTATATGGACATATTAAAATCAATTTGGAGGATAATCATATCAGTATTTGGTTTCCTCATAGTATGGATATTCCTTCCTGTGTTTAGTATCCTTGGGATATATTATCAGATTACTGGTAAAGTTCCAAAGAAACTACAAGTGGGAGAGATTGATGCAAGATTCCTTGAAAGACTTGAATTTAAACTTGATGAAAGTGAATGGGAGTATGTAAAGGGAATTGCAGAAAGACTCAAGACTAAAGGCTATAGAGACTATTAAATAAGTGTTGAACTAAAAAAAAAAACATGACTCAGTTTGTATTTGAATTTGTCCTTGTGGGATTAGTAGGAGGATTATTAGGAATCTTCTACAGAAATTGTTTAAAGGTGGAAGATATGATATTCCACTGGTGGTATGTAATACTCAAGAAATGGGTAAAGAAATCAGAGATGTATTGTGATATAGATGGGTGTCATACACCTAATATATGGCACAGATTCTTAGGTTTCATAGCTTATCCTCTTGGTTTCTGTATCTATTGTAGTACTACATGGATAACATTCTTCTTGTGTGTATTATGGCTATACAATTGGGAATCATTACCTGATTGGAACCTAATAGTAATAGGAGTACTGGCTGCAATAGGTGTACAACATTTAATAGTAGCTTGTGCTTGCAGATTCTTAATATTTAAACATCCTGATTTAGATGAAAACAACATTTGATTATGGCAATGATTATTTGCCTGAGATTTGGTATTAAATAACAAAAGAATGTTAAAGGTGGAAATATATTTGCATATATGAAACCTTTGACATATCTTTGCAGAGTGAAAAATAAACAAGATTAAATTTTAGTGTATGTGTTCTAAATTAAATCCAAACATTAAGCCAACTTCAAAGTTGGATACAGAAAGACTGGCTGGAGGTTCAGGTGCATTGGCAGCTAAACAGAGTAATGTAGCATTACTGAGAAGGGCAGTATTAGCTAATCTTCTTTGGGAAGATGTAGCATATATGGATGGTAAGAAGGTAGCAGAAGAAATTAAAAGATTAATACCTTTGTGCCCTGCCATTGATGTGTATAATATTGCTCTTGAAGCAAGATTAATGCAGAAGCTGAGACACACACCACTGTTTATAGCAGTGGAAATGTGTAAATATCCTGAACATAAGCTATTTGTAGCTGACTTGTTGCCTAAGATTATTACAAGGGCTGACATGCTTACAGATTTCTTGGCATTATATTGGAAGGATGGTAAAAAGCCTATCTGTAACCAAGCTAAGAAAGGATTAAGTGCTGCCTTTCATAATTTCAATGAATACAAGTTGGCTAAATATGACAGGAATGCAGCTATTAAGCTGAGAGATGTTATGTTCTTATGCAGACCTAAGCCAAACAATGATTATGAAACCAAGTTATTCAAGAAAGTAGCTGATAGAACTCTTACACCACCTGAAACATGGGAAGTATTATTGTCTGCTGGTGAAGACAGGAAAGAAACTTGGACTAAACTAATCTTTGAGAATAAGATTGGTGGTCTGGCTATGTTGAGAAACATAAATAACATGAAGAAAGCAGATGTTGATAGGAGAGTTATTGTTGAGGGATTGACAAGACTTAAATCATCAATGTTATTGCCTCTTGACTTCTTGAAAGCTGAAAGAATGAATCCTGAGTTCAGCAGAGATATTGAAGATGCTATGTTGGAATCATACAAGAATCTACCTAAACTTCCGGGTAAAACCCTGTTTATAGTAGATGTCAGTGGTTCTATGGGTAGTCTTACTTCTGGTGGGTCACAGTTTAATAGAATGGACCAAGCATGTGCAATGGCTATGTTAGCTATTAATCAGTGTGAGGACTATGAACTTGTGGCTACAGCAGGTGCAGATGCTCTAAGAAAACAAGCATCTGAACATATCAAATACCCTCAAAAGGGATTTGGTGTATTCAAGCAAATTATGGACACAAGACATAATATTGGTGGTGGAGGTATATTCACTAAACAATGTTTAGACTGGTGTAAAGCCAAGTTTAAAGATGTCCACTTTGATAGAATCATCATTTTCTCAGATTCACAGGATATAGACCACATGTATAATAAGTCTATCCTTCCTGAGCCTTTTGGTACTTACAATTACATTTGTGATGTATCAGCCAATACAAAGGGAGTGAATTATAGAGGTAGATGGACTGCTGAGATTAGTGGTTGGAGTGAGCACTTTATCACTTACATAGCTGCTCTTGAGGGATTACAAAATTCATTTGAGGAAAATGCTTAAACTATGTAAGGTTTGTGGTGAATATAAAGAGGAATCTGAATTTCCAGTGCATTCACATGGAAGATTAAGGTCTACATGTAAGATGTGCTGGAATCAGAGGAATCGAACCAAAAGAGCAGAGAATGCTGATAAATATAGAGAAAAGAATAGGCTCTATTATCAAGCAAATAAATCTCAAGTGATAGAGAGAACAAAAGAATGGGGAAGAACTCATAGGGCAGAAAGGAGAAAAGCTGTTCAAGACATGAGGGAAAGAAGGAGGGCTGAAATACAAGAGTATAAGAAGTCCAAGGGATGTTGTTTATGTGGAGAGTCTGACCCAGCTTGTTTAGATTTTCATCATTTGGACAGTGAGGAGAAAGAGTTTGAAATAGCTCAATTAACTCTAAGCAAATCCAAGATGGAAGAGGAAATAAGGAAATGTGTGGTTATTTGTTCTAATTGCCACAGAAAGGTTCACTTCTATCACAGAGAAGAAGAATTAAAACATAATGTTGTATAGTGTATAATAGACTTACTTCAAACTAATATAGGAATCAGTTTACCAAAAATAGTCTGTTAGTTGTTCTTACAACATTAACTTATAATGCCATTAGTGTATTACAGATTTACATCAATAATCTTTTAAATTATCTACGATAATCTGTTAAATGTTCTATGGCATATTTCGGAGGGATAGCTCAGTTGGTAGAGCAGTATAAATGAAAATTACACTTTGTTCAATGTTCCACAGTAATGTGTTGGTGTAGAATAGAGTTACTTCAAAAGCATGTTGAAAGCTACGGGTCATTGGTTCAAGTCCAATTCCCTCCACGGTGGAAATTATAATGATACAAGATGCCCATGTAAGGTTTGAGTAAGCTCATTCTGGAGATGCAATAAAGATTTTGTTCATTTGCTGGTAGGTAAGCTACCATTTAAAATGGGGATGTGGTGAAATAAAGCAAGTTTTATCCTCTTATGAGTGTTCTCCCGAAGGGGTAGTGTATTATAAGAGTTACTTCAAGGTTTACACAATTATTTAGGGAATAATCTTATGTTGGTTCGAGTCCAACCATCCCCACAAAAAGATTAGTGATATACAACACTTACTTCATATTATGATTATATATTGAATTTTTAAGTAAGAAAGGAGTAGATTTTATATTAACTTTAGTTCCTTCAATGGAACACAATTTAAAGGGTGTTGTAGAATATTCTATCTTTTAAAGGCTATCAGTTTCATTACTGGTAGCCTTTTCTTTTTATGCACATTCATGTGATAATTAACATAGTGTTTTACTAAAAAAAAAAAACAATGAAAAATGAAAAGAGTGGAGCTGAGAGCTTTGCAGAAAACATGAGAGAGAAATTAGGTCTTAACAATCCACTTCCCAAAGAAATCATGGATAATTTGAGGGAAGGTGTAATTGACCTTGGTAAAAAGACAGGTGATACTGATGCAGAAGATGTATTGGATAACTGCCTGATTGAATTGAAAAGATTAAAAGATGACCAAAGTAAGGCTATTGTAATTACTTATCTACTTGGTACTCTGCCTATGGACTTGCAGAAATTAATTGCAGAACAACAGCAAAGGATTGTTGTAGGTATTGCAGCTAAGAATTTAGCAGGTGAAGGTCCAGAAGCCATGTTGGGTATGCTTCTTATGGGAGCTATGCTTGATAACAAAGATTAATAAGATGAATAATGAAATCAAAGTAAGTCTATCTGTAACATTGCAAGGCAGTGTTATGTATAGCCAAGAGCAGGCTAAAGCTCTTGAGAAAGAAAAAGTAGGCACAGGTTATGACACTTTCAATAGGAGAGTAGAAGGTCTTAAGGATGGCAAGAAAGATGCTGAAACCATTACTGTAAAGACCAGAAAGTGTAAGCCTGCTGGTCAATCACTCAATCTCAGTATGGATGCTTATGACTACATGACAGGAAAAGAAGCTCCTTACTTTGTGAAAGCAAAAGATTGGGAGAGACTTACTAAGAAACAGAGGCTTGAGGCACATCTCAAAAGGATATGTGAAGAGCTTGGTGGAGTGAGTTTCACCTATGCTGTATTGGATAATTAAATCATTTATAGTGTAGGTAGTATGTTATTTGTATCAATTATAGTAGGATTATTGGGTATTATCTTACTAATAAAGACTTTTGTTAGATACCACCCTTATTTTGACTTAATCACAAGCTATAACAAGTATATACTATTGCTATGGTATGATAAGGATGGTGGAAGAACTTACATAAAACTATTGGAAATATGAGCAAAGGGAGAGTTTTAACTAAGAAGAAGTGGAGAAATGGGCAAAGAAGAAAACCAAAGAATACCTATAGAAGTTTCAAGTTTCCAAGAACAAGCAGGTTCCATAAAGAGTTTGATGGAGTTCACTTGTCTATGAGAGATTCTTGGAAGATACCTATTGATTTAGAATGGACAAAGTATTAGAATTTATGATGAATATAATTAAAGGTTCAATATGGATAGTGGCATTCATATTAGGAATTAACTTATCTTTTGAGATGATTTCACAAGCCAACACAATGGAGAACATTGTAGGGTTCTTCTTATTAGCATTAATATTCTTGGTTTCCTACAAGACCAAGTGTTTTACTTCTATTAAAATGAAAAAGAAAAATGACTGAGGAAAAGGTAAAGAAGGGTAAAGAGCTTCTTGAAAGGCTCAACAAACTTAAAGACCAGAAAAGTAGATGGGAAAGAGGAGTGTGCTTCTTTATAGTTGAAATTTCTGATTCTATAAGATATAATGGAGCACAACATACCTATAGTGTAGATGATTCCTTTATCAACTTTGATGAGGTCAAGCTTCTTGCTATAGCCAAACTTAACAGGAGAATTTCAGAAGTCCAAGAAGAGTTTAATGAGTTATAAGAAATAAACTAAATGTCTAATAATAAATTTAAAGAAAACATGAAAAGTAAGTTTTTAATTGGGCTGTTAATAGCCTTTATGGGGATGGTAAGTTTATCATCTTGTGAGAGAATTGATGCTGGACATGAAGGTATTAAAGTAAGCCTTTATGGGGATGATAAGGGAGTTGGAGAAGCTGCTCTTGTCACTGGTAGAGTGTGGTACAATCCTTTTACTACTGAGATATATGAGTATCCTACTTATGTGAGAACAGTAGATTATGCTCCATTTACAGTTAATGCCCAAGATGGGTCTGAGTTTACAGTTGACCCTACTGTATCCTTGAAGATTATGGACGGTAAGTCTCCAGAAGTATTCAAGAAGTACAGAAAGCAGCTTGATGATGTTATTACAGGAACTCTGCTTAACTATGTAAAGGATGCCTTTAGAATACAGCTCAATAGTTTTACTACTGATTATATAGTAAGTCATAGAGATAGTATAGAGAAATCCATTGAAAAACATCTTAGTGAAGCATTGCATAAGGAAAACTTTCAGTTGGAACAGTTGACATCTGGTCTTAAATATCCTCAGACCATTGTAGATGCTGTAAATGCCAAGAATAAGGCTGTGCAGGAAGCAATGAGAGTGCAGAATGAAGTAGCTGTAGCTAAGGCTGAGGCAGAGAAGTTAATTGTAGCTGCTAAGGCTGAGAAGGAAGCTAATCAACTTAGAGAACAAGCTCTTACTCCAGCAATTCTTGAGAAGATGTGGATTGAGAAATGGGATGGAAAGTTACCAGTATATGGTCAAGTTCCTACAATATTTAAAGACATAAGTAAATAGTCATGACTTGGTTTATTATTGGTATAATTCTTACTATAATAATAGTGGATATTATGAAAGATACCCATTTTAAATGCTATCATGGGATGAAGGTTGTGGAGGAGTCTGAGGTAAGAATACCCTTGTGGTTTTTTATCATGATTATTCTTGTTGAACAAATTCCTGTTCTTAACATTTTACTGTTTTTGACTTTTCTTGTAGCATATTTCATATTTTCCAATATGAAGCCAGAAATGTATCTTGTTAAGTATATCCCAAGTTTAAAGGGGGAGACTTATGTAGGAAAGATTGTGATTAAAATTAAAAAGCTCTTATGCACTGAAATATAGAGCTTTCTTTCAAGTTATAGTATGAAACAAAAAGTAATTAATATTCTTATGCTCTTACTTATTGGTGGTCTATATGGTTTATACTATATGGACTACCAAGAGGAGCACAAGGAACCTGAAAAGGTGGATGTGTTGAGATTGGAACAACCAGAGTTCTTACTATCAGAGGCTCCTGATGATTATCTTATGGAGGCTTTAGAGTATTATAATGTTAAACATAAGAACATTGTATATGCTCAGGCTATTCTTGAGACAGGTCATTTCAGGTCTAAGGTCTGCAAAGAGTACAATAACTTATTTGGACTCTACAATAGTTACAAAGGTGATTATTACAAGTTTGACCACTGGAGTGAGAGTGTGGTTGCCTATCTCAATTACATACAATATAGATACAAACCCCCGGATGATTACTATCAATTTTTGATTAAAATAGGTTATGCGGAAGACCCGCAATATGTAGAAAAACTAAAGAATATAGTAAAGAGATATGGATAGAGAACAGGCTCAGGAAGAGATAATGAATATAAGGAGTAATTCTATACTCTGTGAGTTACCTACCAGTCACTAAAATACTTATACTATTGTGTAGTTCATATTCTTATTGTATCTTTGTAGAAATACAAAAGATATTAATATGGAAAAGAAAAACAATTGTAGAGTGTCAGGTATTTATTGTATAATCAATATTCTTAATAATAAGAAGTATATTGGCAGCAGTAGAAATATCTATAGTAGATGGTATAAACATAGGGCTAATCTTAGGGGTGGTTATCATCCTAACTCATACTTGCAGAATGCTTGGGATAAATATGGTGAAGAAAATTTTTATTTCATTATATTAAAGAAGTGCCCAGAAGAATGTCTTTTAAAGACTGAACAAAGTTACATAGATAATTTAAAGCCTGAATACAATATTATGTTAGAGGCAAAAAGGACTATTGTAACTGAGGTTATTAGGGAGCATATAAGTGAAGGAGTTAGAAGGGCTATAAATGAAGGAAGGATGCCTTTGAATCCTATGGTTGGAAAAAAGATGTCTCCAGAACATTTAGCTAAACTGCCCCAAAATCAAAAAGGATATAAATGTCCAAAAAGGCAGAAGGGTGTGTATATTTATGACTTAGACATGAATTTTGTCAATAAGTATAATACACTAAAAGAGGCTGCTGAATTTATTGGGGTTGCCTTTCAAGTTATTAGCTATACTGTGTTAAAAAGTAAATCACACAAATGTAAAAATTATTATGTATTCAGAGAAGAGCAAAATAGACAGGAAGAAAGTACAGAAGGAAATTCTTGAGATAAAATCTCAAAGTATCTTGCTTCAATTACCTACTTCCTTTGGTAAAAGTAAGATAGGTATTGATTTGGCTTTAAGAGATAATCCCAGTAGCATACTTGTAGTAATACCAAGATTAGTCTTGATAAACAACTGGAAAGAAGAGTTTATTAAGTGGGGATTAGAATCTTGGCTTGAAAGAGTACAATTCAGTACTTATGTAGGATTGAATAAACATGTAGAGGAAGAATGGGATGTAGTCATCTTTGATGAAGTGCAACACATGTCAGAAAGATGTAGAGAATTTGTATCTACAATGGAGATACATCATTCTATCATGCTTTCAGCTACAGTTACCAGAGATATGAAGTGGGAACTTGGTCAGTTGTTTCCTGATTTTCAGTGTTATACAGTGAAGATGAAGGAGGCTATAGACAATGAAATCCTTCCTGACCCAAGAGTGTTCCTTATCCCTCTTGAACTTGATAATACACATGCTGTACATACTGTGATTGAGCATCCTAAGGCTAAGATTGTTAGGGAATGTCTGTATAAGGACAGATGGCAGTATCTTAAGGATAAATCTATTCAAGTGCATATTAAATGTACTGAATTACAGTATGTGATAGAGTTAGGAAGCAAGATAGAGTTCTGGAAGAAACAATATATGAGAACAAGAAATGAAGGAGTAAAGACAAAATGGTTATTCCTTGCAGGTCAAAGGCTCAAATTCCTTTCACAATTAAAGAACCCTATTATCTTATCTCTTCTGGAGAAGCTGAAATCAGAGAGGGTACTTACATTCTGTAGCTCTATTGAGCAGACAGAAATATTAGGGGAAAACTGTATTAACAGTAAGAACAAAGAATCCTCTATGGTACTTGATAAGTTTAATCATAAGGAGTTGGACCACATCACAGCATGTAATATGCTGAATGAGGGTATGAACCTTGTAGATTGCAGAGTTGGTTTATATGCTAATCTGAATAGCAGTGATATTATCATCAAACAAAGATTGGGTAGAATACTCAGGCACAAAGACCCCATCATTATTATCCCATACTTTAGTGGTACAAGGGAAGAGGAGTTAGTTGAAAAGATGCTTGAGGACTATAATCCAGAGTTGGTTGTGAAAACAAATTTAAGTGAAATAAAAGTATGAGAAACAGAGTTAAAATTACTAAAGCAAGCTACATTGTAAATCCTGAGAAGAAGGTGGTAGTTTGTGTTCTGGAGTGTGACATGCAGTTGCAGAAACATCCTGCATGGATTGATATTTATCCCAAAATGTGGGCTAATCTTCCACTTGTAGACCTCTGTGGCACATTCAAGGTAAGAGCTATTGCAAGATGCAATGAGGAAGATGCCTTCAATGAAGAGGTAGGTAAGAGGATTGCAGAATCCAGAGCAAAAGGTAAAGCATTTGCTACTGCTGCAAAGGTTTACAGAGAAATTGAGAAATATTTCTTGAACTGTGCTGCACTTGTGAATGAATCTGTGGAGGCTTGTGAACAGACTGTGAAAGTTGAGGAAGCTCATGTTGAATTGCTGATTGGAGAGTAGTATGACAATCTCATTGAATGACAAGGTTATTAAAAAGAGTGGGGTTTCTCTTGGAGAGGTCTTACTTATGATAGCCATTCAAAACAATGTAGATTTCAATGCTGCTGAAAGTGAGTTGAAGAAAAAAGGACTTATTAGTACAAGTTATGATAGGGAAACACATCTTCCTGTAGGGTTATTTGTTACTTCTACAGGGAATAATGTGGTAAATAATATCATTCTTGACTCTGATAAGTCTGTGGGGACTGATGACTTCAATCAAAGAATTGAAGCATTAGTACCTCAACTTCAATCCATTTATCCAGAAGGAAAGAACTTTAACAATCAGTATTGGAGAGGGAATAAAACTGACATTAAGAGGAAGTTACAGACTTTCTTTAAGAAGTATGGGAATGATTACACTGATGAACAAATCATCAATGCAACTCAAGCCTATGTTTCTGGCTTCAATGGAGAGTATAAGTTCATGAGATTGCTTCAATATTTCATTTGGAAAGAAGAGGTAAAGGATGGTACTAAAGTGCCTATCTCAGAACTGGCTAATTACATTGAGAATGCTGGTCAGGAAAGTGACCTCACTGATAATTGGACATCTACATTAAATTGATATGGAAGAGAAGGATTCATTTGATAGGGCACTGGAGAAGTTAATACTCCGAAGACAGAGGATACTGGATGGCAAGATAAATTGTATTCCATTGTCTTTCCCAAGATTAAGAGTGTGGCTCCCAGGAATAGAGAAAAGAAGGTATAACATTATTACTGCAAATCAAAAGGTAAAAGCTAAATAATTTATTTAATCTATTGTATAATTGGAAGTATTGTTTTATATTTGCATTAACAAATATATTACAGTATGGAAAAGATAACAAGAGATTTAAAAGTATCAGGTATTTATTGTATAGAAAATAAGATTAATAACAAAACTTACATAGGAAGTTCAAAGAATCTTTACCAAAGATTATTGAAACACTTTGCTTTGTTAAGGCATGATAAGCATGAAAATGCCCATTTACAAAGTGCTTGGAATAAGTATGGTGAAGAGAATTTTGAGTGGTTCATATTAGAGTTTTGTGACACATCTATATTAACTGAAAGAGAACAATACTGTTTAGATTTATTAGGAGGAGAATATAATATTACTAAGAAAGTAGAAAGAAATATTCTATCTAAAGAGTCAAGAATTAAACAAGGAGAAACAAGAAGAAGGTTACATCAAGAAGGTAAACTTGATTTTAATTTTAACCCTGTTACTTTATATGTTTATGACTTAGATGGAAATTTGTTGTTTGAGAATCCTTTGGGATTAAAAGACACAGCTACTAAATTGGGAATTTCTCCTTCAAGTGTATGTAGAGTTACTAATGGCACTTTCCAACAATGTAAGGGCTATAGGTTCTCTTACAAACTTGAGCAGTTACCACCACTTGAAGTTAAATCTAACAAACAAAATACCAAATATAATAATTATAGGCACTGCCCTACTATAGAGTAATCTATAGATGTAACACCTGAATATCCTCGGAAGCTAAGTCAAGAAATTGATATGCCAACTTGAGGAGGCATAGGCTATACCTTGAGTATAGATTCAGCCCCAGAGACTAAATGCAGGTGCTCCTACTAATGTAGGATGAAGACATAGTCCAGACCACAAAACATGATGCTTTGCTGTGGCTTTTAACTGTGGTTAAAGTCATGTGTAGTGAAAACTATAGTGGTATGAGGAAAATCAAAACTTGCTGACTATATGCTTGTTTATGAACCCTTCTTCTATGCAATTGAGCACCCTGACCAACTAAGGTTGAAGATACTCTATTTTACCCTTGAAATGGGTAAGGAAGAAAAGTTCTATGAATTCTTATGTCACCTGTTATTTAGGCTTGATAGAATAAGAATAAGTCCAACTGACTTGAAGAGTACTTCTGCTGATAGACCAGTTCCTCAAGAGATATTAGACTTACTTGCATCTGAAAGATATGTAACATATATTCAGAAGTTCAAGGAGACTGTAATCTATATTGACTCTGAGAGAAATCCTACTGGTATTAACAAGTATTGTAGGAATTTTGCTTTGAGTAGAGGGAAGTTCCACTTCAAGAAGGTTATCATGAAGAATGAAGCTGGACTTGAAGAGGAGAGAGATGTAATAGACTATTATGAACCAGATGATAAGGATGAATATGTAGAAATTATCTTAGACAACTATTCAAATCTTATGCAGGAGAGTGGTATGAATAAAATGCAGACTATTGAGAAGATGAGTAAGTATTTCATCACTCAAAGAGACCAATTTGATTTTAATATCACTGCAATTCAGCATCAAGCTCAGGCTCAGGAAGGAATTGAGAATCAGAAGTTGAATAAGATGATGCCTTCATCAGATGGTCTTGCAGATTGTAAGACTACTACCAGAGATGCAAATCTGGTGCTTGGTTTGTATAGTCCATTTAAGTATGGTCTAAGGGAGTATGAAGGTTATGATGTGACCAAATTCAAAAACAATATAAGGTTTATGCAGGTTATTGAGGATAGAGATAATGGAGCAGGAGGTCAAATATGTCCATTGTTCTTTGATGGAGCAGTGAGTACATTTACCGAGCTTCCATTACCCAATAATAAGCCTGAACTGGAAAGATGTCTTGAGTATATTGAGACAGTTGTAAGAAGGAGGACTAACTATACTTTCATGAATGTCTCTATAAGAAAAGCCAGAGTAAGAAAGTGGAAGATGAATTTGCATAGGTTGATTAAATTGATTACCTTTGCAGACTAAATAAAAGGAGGAAAAAATGATAGTATTACCTACAGAAAGGAAGAAAGCAGAGAACTACAATCCAAGTCTTTTGGTTCTATTTGGTAAGCCAAAGAGTGGTAAAAGTACTCTTATGGCTGCTCTTGACTCTAATCTTATTATAGATTTAGAGAATGGATATAGAGCCTTGAGTGTTATGGATATTCAAGTAAGGTCAGCAGAAGAACTGTTTCAGGCAAAAGCACTGATTGAAGCTAAGATGCAGAAAGAGGGAGCATTCCCTTACAGATTTATCACTATTGACAATGCTACAAGGCTTGAGGAAATGTCTCTACCTTATGCAGCACATCTTTATAGAAGTACTGCAATGGGACAGGGTTGGGGAAAGATTAAAGACCCCAAGACTGGTAAGTTTGAGATTGACCCTAAGGCAGATGTAAGGTTGTTGCCAAATGGTGCTGGATATTTGTATCTCAGACAGGCAATCAGAAAGATGATTGATATGTTTAAACCTTTATGTGAGACTCTTATCTTAGTGGCTCATGTGAAAGACAAACAAATCAAGAAAGATGGTGAGGAAATGTCTGAAATGTCAGTTGATTTGGCTGGTAAACTTGGAGACATTATCTGTGGAGAAGCAGATGCAATTGGATATATCTACAGAGAAAAGAATAATACAATTATTTCTTTTGAAGGTGGTGACAATACCATTAGGGAAGCAAGACCACTGCATTTGAGAGGTAAGAAGATTGTAGTTGCAACATCTGATGAAGATAACAATATCAAGGTTGATATGAGTAAAATCTTTGTCTGATGAGTAGGGATGAAGTAGTCAGGATTAGTAGGCTTGTAGCCTTTGGTGGACTGACTGAAATGGACATAAATATTCTATTGATGAATTACTGTTTGGAGCATAGTAAACCTTATTATGAAACAACAGTATTCATTACTATTCTCTTGAAACAGGGGATATTCGAGCCTTTCTTTATAGAGGCATTAGAGTATTATGAAAAGAAATACACCATAAATAAACTTCAAAGTAAGCCCAATGAAATAGGGCAAAGACAAATAATTTTTATAAATTGAACATTATGAAAGAGTTAAGTAGATTTGAGTTGGCTATTGTTAAAAGAACAGCCCAAAACACTAAGAGTTTGAGAACCAAAAGGGACAAACTGGTAGAGAAGATTGAGAAAGCACAGGAAGAATTGAATGTAATCAATGAAGCTATTGAAGGCTTTGAAGCTCCTATCAAGACTATGACTGGTGGTTTCACTTCTGAGGAAGTTCTTGCTGGTATCATGGCAGTAGCAGAAGCAACAGAAGCAGCTCCAGAAGGAGAAGTTTCAGAAGAAGCTGTAGGAGAGGTAGAAGTACCTGCATCTGAGGCAGTTGCATTGGCAGAAGAGGTAGCACCTGCAAATCCATTTGGAGAAGTGGCAGATGAAATGCCTTTCAAGGATTAATCACGTAAAATCAGTAATTTAAGATGAAGAATTTAAACAAAAGTTTCATGGCTGTTAAGGTAGGTAAAGAATCAGTTGAAGGTTCTTTCAAGATGTACAAAGGTATGGCTGCATTCAATATTGTAGCTGTAAATCCTACTAAGGCAGAATTAGAAGCTCTCACAGGCAGAGAGATTGAGAATGACCCTGAATATGTTGGTAAAACTGATGAAGGTAAGGAACAGGTAAGGGTAGTATTCTATGCAAAGACTGCTCCTGAGGCTAAGTTGAACAATGGCATTGAATTGCTTATTCCTATCAGCTTTATGCTGACTAAGGATTACAAAGTTGGTCAGAATAGTGGCAAATACCAGATTATTGATAAGTTTGGTAGAACTGCATGGGCTACAAAAGAAGAGGTACAGTCCAAGTCTATTCCACAATACTCTTCTGGACCAGCCAATATCAGTGCTGACTACAGACTTGCATGGCAAGGTGAGGAATTCTTGATTGATTTCCTTATTCAGTGGTTGAATATTCCGGGTCCTGCTGTATATAAGGACAAGGTTTGGGTGATGAAAGAGAACACTGATGACAGTGAGGTTTCTCTTGATATGGCAGCTCTATTCAAGGGTGATGTAAAAGAGCTTAAAGAGCTTGTTACTCTTGCTGCTGCTTATACAGTTAAAGGTGCAGTAGGTATCAGAACTGTGGATAATGAAAATGGTACAAGACAGTATCAGGCAGTATTCACAAGGAAGTTTGCAAAGAATGCTGTAACAGACTACAGTAGGATTGATGCTGCAATCACAGAGTTTCAGAATGCAGGTGGTGCTCCGGGCACTGAGTTTTCTACTCAACCTTTGCATGAAAATGTAGTGGAAGCTACTTCATTTACTGCACCTGACAATGACCCATTAGGAGCAGCAACAGCTCCTACAGCAACTCCTTGGGGTTAATAACATAAAGATTTAGAACTATGGCTGTTAGTATTGGTAAACCTAATATCAGATTAGAAGAGATTTTATCAAAGGTATCAGAATTAGATATTCTGAACCATTATTTTGGGGTAAGTAATGTCCCCTGTATTATATCAAGTCCATTAAGACCTGATAACCATCCATCCTTTGGTTTTTATAGCATAGATGGTCAGAAGATACATTGGACAGACTTGGCTACAAAAGATAGAGGAGGAACATTTGATTTATTAGGTAAGTATTGGGGGGAGAGTTACAATGATGTGCTTGCACATGTTTGGGAGGACTTACCCAAGATTGCTAAGACTAATGGCTATAGTGCATTAGGTAAACCTAAGATTGTCACTACTAAGGAATATACTTCTAACCTTGATTTACAATGTAAGACAAGGGAATGGAGAGAGTATGACCTTGAGTATTGGGCTTCATTTGGTATCACTTTAGAGTGGTTGAAATATGCTGACATTTGTCCTATATCCTATAAAATAATCATAAAAGGAGAGAACAGAATGGTCTTCCCAGCAGATAAATATGCTTATGCTTATGTAGAATATAAGGAAGGAAAAGTCACTTTAAAGATATATCAACCATTCAATCAGAAAGGATATAAGTGGTCCAACAGGCATGATAGGTCAGTAATTAGCTTATGGACTAAAGTACCTGAATTTGGGGATAAGATATGTATCTGTTCCTCAATGAAAGATGCTTTATGTCTATGGGCAAACACTGGGATACCAGCATTGGCTATTCAAGGAGAGGGCTATGGTATTAGTGATACTGCTGTTAATGAACTCAAAAGAAGATACAAGGAGGTATTTATCTTATTGGATAATGATAAAGCTGGTCTCATAGATGGAGAGAAACTATCAGCATCCACTGGGTTCACTAACATAGTATTGCCACATTTTGAAGGAGGAAAAGATGTCTCAGACCTCTATAAAACAATAGGAGACAAAGAACAATTCAGAGAAATAATTTTAAGCCTATTTAATAGGTAATGTTTTATCACTAAAAAAAAAAATCATGGAATTTAGAAAAGTAACCATCATCAACAACAAAACTCAGTCCCAAAAAGTTATTCAAGCATCTACTGCAACTACACTGGGTGAGTTGAAAAGAGAAATGAGAGAAGCAGGTATTGAATATGAAGGAATGACATTCTTTGAAGGTCATTTGAGAGCAGAATTGAAAGATGATGCTTCTATCCTTCCTACCAACATTCCTTACAAAGGACAGGTAGTAAATGATTTGACATTCCTGCTGACTGCACCTGAGAAGAAAATCAAGTCTGGTGCTATGTCAAGGGCAGAAGCCTACAATGCAATCAAGGCAAGAGGCTTGCAGGATGAGTGTGTAAAAAGGTTCGGAAAGAACTTCACTATGTGTAAGACTCAGGACTTGATTGACCTGCTGGGTGAAGGTGCTCCTGTAAAAGAGAAGAAGGAAGTAGAAATATCTAAGGAAAGTTCAATTCCTGAAGGTAATGTTGCAGGTGCATTAGAAGTTCTGTTGGAAGGTCTTTATGGTAGTGATACCATCGAAGAAGCTACCTATAACAGAGCTATGGCTGAACTGAAAGGTACAGATTACAAAGAACCTGAAAAGATGTCAAGGTCAGAAATAAACAAGATGTTTGACTTTGTTCATTAAGTAGAAACCAGTGAGGGAGGAGGCTGAATAAGCCTTCCCCCTCATTTTTTTTTTATCATGCAATGACCGAAGAAATAAAGAAACAAGTCCATGAACTATATGATAGTATCATGGAAAGACCAAATCAAATCCTACAGTTCTTTCAAGACTTCTTTGGTGAAGGGAGAGTAGATATGCAGGGTTTTCCTACTGAGGATGGATTATATACATACCTTAGTGTAACTCCCTTGGGAACATTCATGGAATGGAGTAATATAGTAGATTCTTCTGCTTACCAAAATATGAATAAAGAGGACCGAGATATAATAAATCTCTTTTGGACAGCAGAAGGTGCTAATAATGAAACTGTTGTAAGTGACTCTGCATTGGCTAAATATTTCTTGCCAATAATAAAGGAGAAGATTGCTAATACTATGTTCAATGGCTTATTTATTCTTATTTATTTTCCTACAGTAAGGATTACAAATGAGTATGATAAGTATGTTGATATTAAGGAGTTATGGCTTAAAGTTCCATTTAATTGGCAGGGAAAAGGTAAGGGATATTTTGGAGTGAACAGGTCTAATTATCCACTAAACCACTTTAAGGGAGGGTATATGCACAGTCATGTATCTTCTATTCCAAGAAACAACTTTGAGAACTTCCAGACACCTTGTACTGGTAGAGGACCTATCAATTCTTCTCTTTCTACATTAGCTATAGGATATGATGAAGCCATTTGGCAGTTATTATGTCTGGAGCTTGACAGGTATGTAAGAGTAGAATCTATTGATGGAGTTCCACACCACAGACTTGAGAATATTCCTGCACCAGAGATGGGAGATGCTAAAGATAAATTCTCTATGCAATCCCTTAGAGGTGTGGTTCCTTGGAATAGTGCCTTTGGAAGAGAGCAATTCAAGCTATTCATTAAATACCTTCTGGAGACTAAGAAGATTAGGTTCAACTATAGTAATGGAAGTTATGGGATAGGAATGTCCTTCATTGATACAGTGGTTCTTATCAGTAATGAATTTATTAGCTGGTATAATACTGAATATAACAAGCATACTTTTGATATTAGTTATACTGACCTTGTTAGTAATAGTATTATCAAGGAATGTATTATAACCAATGGTAAAGTCTATATACCAAGAGCAGTAAGAAGGGGTAGTAGTGATGACTATCAGAGATATGTAGGAAAGAAAATCTGTACATTCAAAGGTAGGGAAATTACCTTGACTATTGATGGAGTACTATCCTCAGAGGAGGAGTCTCTTAATAGAACGAGGATACTGAATTTACAATATATTGAAGCTATTGTATGTAGCATGTTGAGAATATTAAATTATGGATATGGAAGAGAAGAAAGAAGTGAAACCAGTGCTGGAGTTAGTCCACAGACAGGATATATTTAAGATTGTCATCCCAGCAGAGGTTGAGAAAAAGATAAGATTTTTATGCAAGAACATTTGGGATGTAGAATGGTCAGGTGTCTTGTTCTATAAAGTTGAGGGAGCTTTTGAAGATAAGTCCCTAACTATTAGATGTGTAGATTTGTTCCAAATGGACATTGGTACAAGTACATATACTGAGTTCAATGTATCTCCTGATATGGCTACATATATGGTAGACCATCCTGAATTATTGGAAGAGGGAATATACCAAGGATTAATCCATAGTCATAATAATATGGCTACTTTCTTTAGTGGCACTGATACTGCTACTCTAAGTGCAGAAGGTAATGATATGGCTCACTTTGTATCCTTGATTGTGAATAATGCAGGTAAATATACTGCTGGTGTTACAAGGAAGTACAAATGTGTACAGACTGTATCTGAGAAATACACTTATCCTACTTGGAATGGTGAAGTAAGAGAGGGAGTAGAGACCTTTGATATTGAAGAAGAGAAACTTGAATGGTTCAATTTGGATATAGTATTTGAGGATGCAACTGATGACTTTGAGACTGAAATGATGGAGAGGCTTAAGGAAATCAAAGAGTCTAAGAAGAAGGTTGTAACTCCTGTATATAAGGGCTATCCTCAATATGGTAACTATGGAAAGAACATTGCCCCAACCAAGGAGGTGGGGAGTACATTTCCTATGGATAAAGATAAATACTATGGGGAAGAAGGAAGAGGCTGGTATAAAGCTAATGAAGCTAAGCAATTACCTGTTAAACAAGGTGAATTGCCTTTTGACCAGCCTGAGGAAGAGAATCTTGACATTCCTTATGGTGTTGTAACAGTAGATGAAGACATAGTTCAATCTATTGTAAGGCAACTTGTTACATCAAGTATTATCATTTCAAATGAAAGTGCAGTTGATGTCAAGAAGTGGGCTAATTCTATGGAGAGTCTTTATAGAAGGAGATTTGGAAGTGTCAAAGAGTTTGAATACTTTGCATCAAACTATGTAGATTATCTTATTAATTATACCTATGATGGAGATGTCATGGCAGTTATTAATAATGATGATTCTACTATGGCTGCATTATTGGCACATGATGTAAGAGAAGAGCTTGAGAAATTACCAAAGAATCCTTGGTTAAGTGTTTATATCAAATTAATGGATGATTATATTATTTGATTATGGAAGATGAAGTATTAGAAAGTGCTATAAACCAAATGGTTGATGAACATTTGGAGACTGTTCATTCAGGGACTCTACAGGATGCTCCAGTAGAGATTGATGAACAAGGAGAGGCATTACTTGAAGCTGCATTAGCTGCTGAGGAAGTAGTAATTCCACCCAATTCAGGTAGTTTGCTTGTAGATGAAGCTACAAGTAGATTCAGTGGAGCTATCTGGTATAGTGCCATTCAGTCTAAGACTATTACATTAGCTGGTGTAGGAGGTATTGGAAGTTATGTTGGTTTCCTACTTGCAAGACTAAAACCTGCTGGATTATATTTATATGACCCAGATATAGTTGAACAGGCTAATATGTCTGGTCAATTGTATGGTAGTGGTGACTTAGGACAAGCAAAGGTTAGCTCCCTTCATAGGATGTTACAAGTATATGCAAACTACTATAACAGTGTAGCATATCAAGAAAGATTTACTGCTGAGAGTGAAGCTACAGATATTATGATTTGTGGCTTTGATAACATGGAAGCAAGGAGCCTGTTCTTTGATAAATGGCTTGAGCATGTAGGTAATAAACCTGAGGGAGAGAGGTCTAAATGTTTATTCATTGATGGTAGATTGGCAGCAGAAGAATTTCAAGTCTTTGCCATTCAAGGCAATGATGAAAGAGCTATAGTTGAATATAAGAATAGATGGTTGTTCAGTGATGCAGCAGCAGATGAAACTATCTGTAGCTACAAACAGACAACATTCATGGCAAATATGATTGCATCAGTAATGGTTAATCTGTTTGTAAACTTCGTGGCTAATGAATGTAATCCTATTATAGATAGGGATGTACCTTTTATGACTCAATATTCTGCTGATACAATGTACTTTAAAGTAGAAATGTAATGGCAATAAGTGTACAATTAAACAGGCAACTTCATGATATATTCCTGAATAGAGGTTCTATTCAATCCCCAGACCATATTAAACCTAATCTTGCATTTGAAAACCATAATGTATTCAATCTATTCTTAAGAGTAGATATTAGCGGACCAGAGATTGATGTTCCACTAATGTGTAAGTACAAGGTTGAGGAAGGGTTATTGAGTAACTACAATCAGCCTAATAGTTTAAAGGAAATGGCTGTTGCTTTATTTGAGAATAGTTATCCTAAATCAAGAAGAACTGCAAATGCAATCTTCAAGACATTCCAGATGAATGATAATAGAGACAGGCTTATGAAGATTACAACTAACACTGGTGAGGTGTATTATGGTGGTAATGGTTATATCCTTGACAAAGATTATAACTTATTAATACTGTACACACTTCATGGAGTTATGGAGGATAGAATTCTACACTACAAAACTGGTAGAATCTATGTGAATCCAAAGGTCTTTGTAAGTAATGGTCTGATTGAGAAAGGCATCATTAAGACAGTCATTCCTGCATTTGTACAGGGGGGTATCATGGTAGATACAAATAATATTGGAGTTACTGCTCAGGATATTAATATTGCTATAAGGAATCAAAATGGCTTTGTTCAAGTAATTAAGCCATTACCTGAGATAGTAGTAGCTGATGTGACTGATAGGTTCATAGTAAAACCTAAAAAGCCAACTCCTTCTACATTCAGCAATGAGGCTATGAATGATTACCTTCTGGAGCACCTTGATGAGGTTGTACAAATGACCTATATAGTATGACATTTGAGGAATATTTTGGTGGATGGGTAAGGGTTATAGATATAAAAGAATTAAATAAGGTAGTAGGACAGGTAAGTTTAATTAAAAGAGACTTACTTTGTCCTGCATATCCTGATATATTTAAGGCTTTTAATCTATGCCCTTACAATAATCTCAAAGTTGTAATGATAGGGCAAGACCCATATCCACAAAAGGATGTGGCTACTGGTGTCCTGTTTGGAAACAAGGAGGGGACTAAGTTGTCTCCTTCTCTTGAAATAGTTAAAGAGGCTTGCATTAATTTTGAAATTCCACATAATGGTATTATCTTTGACCCCACTTTAGAGAGTTGGGCTAAACAGGGAGTACTAATGATTAATTCTGCATTGACCTGTGAAATGAATAAAGTAGGTAGTCATACAATGATGTGGAGACCTTTCATGACCAAGTTACTAAAGAATCTATCAGAGTGGCAGACTGGTATTATATATGTTCTCTTTGGTGAACAGGCTAAGACACTTAAACCTTATATTAATAAGAGTACCAATATAATACTGGAAGAGAAGCATCCTGCATACTATGCAAGGCAAGAAGAAAGGATGCCATCTACTGTATTTCAAGAAGTAAGCAAATTAACTAAAGAAAAGTATGGAGAACCAATTGTGTGGTTCTCAGAATATTAATGTACAAAAAAAAAGTATGAAGAAACTTATTTTTGTGAAGACTGGTAAGGAAGTGGAAATGGGCAAAACACTTGCCTTTGGAATGAACAGTGCTTATGGTTTCATGCCATTTTACACTGTAGTTGTCTGTGAGGAAAGTATTCCATTCCTTATTGAAGAAGGTGTAATCAAGGAAGTAGAAGATGAAGGAACTCATGTAGACCCTAACTTCTATCTGGAACATCTTGCTGGAAGGATTCATTGGAATGTGGATAATCTGAGGAAGTACCTTGGAAATCTATATACAATCTATCCTGCTGCTGTATTCTCAATTCTGTTGAGAGAAGTAGCCATTGTGCTTGATGAAAAGTATGATAACCACATTGAGAATAGCAATGAGATTTATAGCTGCCTCAATGGAGAAATATCAAAGGTCAAGGACTTGAATAAAATCAAGAACTTCAAGAATTTTGCTGCATTCAGGACATTGGATGATGCTCTTGCAGCTAAACATATCTTGAAAGACCCTATGAAACAATTATTTAAAAGAGATGGAAAACAGAAGGATAAAGTTTAAATCTGAGAGTTGCAAATCTAAAATATTTTTCATATCTTTGTAAAAAAAAAAGATATGGATAGATTATTTACTATTTACAGGCATGTAAGTCCTATAGGTAGAGTTTATGTAGGAATCACAAGTCAAGATGTTGAAACAAGATGGAGACATGGAGATAACTACAGAAATTCTACCTATTTTAAGAGAGCCATAAGAAAATATGGTTGGAAAAATTTTAAGCATGAGATTTTATTTACTAATGTAGAGGAAGAAAGAGCCAAGAGATTGGAGATTGAACTTATCAGACATTATAAGGGATTAGGTATATCCTATAACCTGACTAATGGGGGTGATGGTACAAATGGTTATCATCATACTGATGAATATAAGCAATTCAAATCTCAACAAATGAAGGAGTTTTTCTCTACTGAAAGAGGTAAAGAAATTTGTGCAAAAGGAGGAAAAACTAATTTAGGTAAGAAGTATAATAGAAAAAGTGGATTTACCAAAGGAGATTATCAAGTGAGAATTGTGTGTCAATACAGTTTAGAAGGAGTTCTTCTTAATAAGTTCAAGTCTGTTAGTGATGCTTCAAGAAAAACTGGAGCAAATAATTGCCAAATTGGAAAATGTCTTAGAGGTAAAGCTATAACTGCTAAAAATTTTATATGGAGATATGAATAAGAAAATAAGAAATGCAACTATAACTTCCTATAATGAGATTGTATTCAAGTCTAAACTGGAGGCAATGGTCTATAGGACCTTGCTTCAACATGGGTTTGAGCCTGAATATGAAACCCATACTTATACAATCTGGGAAGGGTTTAGACCTACTGTACCTTTTTACACCCGTAATAAAGCTAAGGCTACAATACTAAACCTTAAGAAGCTAATTAATATTACTTATACCCCAGATTTCTACATGGAGTATCAAGGCTTAAAGGTAATTATTGAAGTAAAAGGACAGGTCAATGATGTGTTTCCTTACAAATTTAAGATGTTCAGGAAACATATAGAGAATTTGCCAGATAAAGAAAATTATCTTATCTTTGAGGTCTTTACTAAGAAACAACTCTTAGAATTTATTCAAATTATTAAAGATGAAAGCCATAGAAGGAATGAGGAAATTGCTCAACAGTTTACCCAAGAGTGATATAACTTTAGGTGAACAGTTTATTCAGAGCAGAGATTTTGAGTCACTCAAGGACTTAGTAGATTCAGCAATATTCAAGACAAGGAAGAATATCAAGAGTGAAAATCCTAAACAAGAGTACCTTGATGTAGACTTGACAGAGTTAAGTAATTTAAAGGCTGAGGTAGATGTATATTTAACCCAGCTTGAAGTTCCCAGTAATGAATGGGAAGAAGACATAGAGGAGGAATACTATGATGAAGAGTATTAAAGAACTATCTTGGAATGTAACAGAGGAAGAGTACAGGAAAGACCCTGCAATCAGTTACTCTACATTATCAAGATTTGAAAGGGAAGGATGGAGAAATCTCAGTTCTCTCTTTGATAAGGTAGATAGTCCAGCATTATTATTTGGTAGTGCAGTGGATTGTATGCTTACTGATGGGGAACAAGCCTTTGCTGAGAGATTCATTGTATGTGAATTCCCTAATCTATCAGATAACCTGATAAGTATTACCAAAGTATTATTCTCCAAGTATGGAGATACACACAGAAGGGTAGATACTATTGATGATGAAGTGATTAGTAGTGTGGCTGTAGCCAATGGATATTATGCAGGAGACTCTTATAAAGCTACCAGAATAAAGAAGGTAAAAGAGAGTTGCAATGAATATTATTCACTACTTGCACTGGCAGGAGACAAGACTATATTATCCCAAAAGGATTATAATGATGTGTCTCTGTGTGTTGATGAATTAAGAACCAACTCAATAACCAAGGACTTCTTTTATATAGACCCTTGGAATACTGATATTGAGAAGGTGTTTCAATTGAAATTCAAAGCTGAATGGAATGGAATACCAGTGAGATGTATGTTTGATGAACTTATTGTGGACCACCATAATAAGATTATCTATCCAATAGACTTAAAGACTACTGGGTATCCTGAGGAGAACTTTCAAGACTCCTTTGCTCACTGGAGATATGATATTCAAGCTAAGCTATATACATACATTCTTCAAGAGTGTATCAAGAGAGACCCCTATTTCAGTGAGTTCAAGATTCAACATTATCAATTCATTGTTATCAACAGAAGGACAATTGCTCCTATTGTGTGGGAATTCTATGGGAATTTTGGTATGGTAGATTTAAAGGATGAAACAGGTAAGATATATAGGGATTGGAGGAAGATTCTTACAGACCTAAATTATTATCTTACTAATCCTAACTTGAAATATAGTAAGGAAGTGATGGCAAATGATTGTATTATGGAAATAAAGAATTTAGTACCAGCATGACAGAGTTAGAATATTTTAAAGGGGATGAACTGGCAGCCTCAACTTGGAGGAATAAGTATGCAGCAGATAGAGAACAAACTCCTGATGATACACACAGAAGGCTTGCAAGAGAATTTGCAAGAGTAGAGAGTAATTATCACTGGAAGAGTAATGTAGATAGAGTATTTAGTAATTTATCAAACTATGGCTATGTTAGACCACAGCTTGATGAAGAGGCTATCTATCAGTTATTCAAGGACTTCAAGTATATTATACCCGGAGGTTCAGTTATGTCTGGTTGTGGAACTGGAGCATTGGTAAGTCTTAGTAATTGTTTTGTAATAGGTAGTCCTAAAGATAGTTATGCAGAGATAATGAAGACAAGAAGTCAACAAGCTCAACTTATGAAGAGAAGGGGTGGAGTTGGTTATGACTTATCTCAGCTAAGACCAAGAGGAGCTAAGGTTAATAATGCAGCGAAGTCTTCAACTGGTGCAGCATCTTTCATGGATGCATGTTCAGATATAACCAATGAAGTGGCTCAGAATGGAAGAAGGGGTGCTCTTATGTTAAGTATGAGTATCAATCATCCTGATATTGAGGAGTTTATAACCAAGAAGCAGGACTTAACTAAGGTAACTGGAGCTAATATATCAGTTAAAGTTACTGATGAATTTATGCAAGCTGTTGAGAATGATAAGGATTATATCCTTAGATTTCCAGTAGATGAATCTGACCTTTCTTACAAAGAGACAGATGAGTTTGGTAATACTGTGTGCATTCAGTATGATGAACTCTTTGATGGTAAGAGAGAGTATAACAAACTATATTCAATAGGAAAGGGAAGATTCATTAAGCTAATTAAAGCAAGAGAGCTATGGAATACTCTTATGCACTGTGCTTGGAATACTGCTGAACCGGGGATTATGTTTGAAGGAGCAATGCACAACTATTCTCCTGATGGTGTATATCCTGACTTCAAGATGGTTGGAACTAACCCTTGTGGTGAAATACCAATGGGTCCATTTGATAGCTGTAGGTTGATTCATATTAACTTAAGTAGTTATATTGTAAATCCATTTACAGATAATGCTCATATTGATGAAGAGTTACTCTATATGCACTCTTATGAGGCTATGAGATTAGCTGATGACTTAGTTGATTTAGAGATTGAAGCTGTTGATAAGATTATTGATACAGTGAAGAATGATACTGATGATACTGAGTTTAAACTATGGAGTAAAATCAAGGAGACTGCTATTCAAGGAAGAAGGGCTGGCTTAGGTTTCACTGGTCTTGCTGATGCAATAGCTATGTTAGGCTTGAAGTATGACTCTGATGAAGGTATTGGTCAGGTTGAACAATTAATGAAAGTTATGTTCAAAGGTCAACTTGATAGTAATATTGATATGGCTATTGAGAGAGGTTCATTTCCTGTTTGGGATGTTAGGAAAGAATTTCATGCTGGATGGGAAGATGGTGGAAGTGGTCAGAATGACTGGTTTACTGTATTATGTAAAGACTATAACAGGGAAGCAAGGAGAATGTTTCAATATGGTAGAAGAAACATAAGTTGGTCTACTGTAGCTCCTACTGGAACTGTAAGTATCATGGCTGGTACAAGTAGTGGTATTGAGCCTGTATTCATGCCTTTCTATCAAAGAAAGAGGAAATGTATGTCTGAGAGTGATAGGGTAGATTATGTAGATAAAGTAGGTGAGAAATACACTTTGTTTACAGTAGTTCATCCTAACTTGAAGAAATGGGCAATAGAGACTCTCAATTATTCTGAGTCAGAAGTCAATGAATGGAGCTTAGGAGTATGGAAGGAAGTCTGGAAGGAAAGTCCTTACTATGGTTCTACAGCACCAGAGATTGATTGGAGACAGAGAGTTAAATTACAGGGAGTAGTTCAAAAGTATATCACTCACAGTATCAGTAGCACAGTTAATCTGGATAGAGAAACTACAGAAGAAGAGATTGCTGACATCTATATTGAGGCATGGAAACAAGGATTGAAAGGTATCACTATTTATAGAGATGGATGTAGGGAAGGTGTATTGACTCAAGTTGAGAAACCTAAGACTATTGAGGGAAGACAAGCTCCTAAGAGACCTAAAGAACTTGAAGCTGATGCTTATTTAATTAAAGCAAAAGGTGAACAGTTCATTATCTTGGTGGGTATGTTAGAGTCTAAACCTTATGAAGTCTTTGCATTCAGACCAAGGAATCCTATTAGCTTTAAACCTCACAAGGGTGTTATAACTAAAGTAAGTAAGATGCACTATAGCTTTACATCAGATGTCTTTCATATAGACAATCTTGAGTTAGCTAATGAAAATGTTGAAGAGAATGCAGCTACTTTATATTCATCTATGTTGTTAAGACATGGAGTAGATATTAAGTATATTGTCAAGACTGCAAAGAAGGTTAATGACAATATTACTTCATTCAGTTCAGCTATGTGTAGAGTACTCAGTAAGTATATCCCTAATGAAGAAATCAAGGGTGAGGTATGTCCTGACTGTGGTGGTACTTTGGTAAGAGAGGGTGGTTGTATTCACTGTAAAGATTGTGGGTATAGTAAATGTTTATAATATGAAAATTAAAGTAAAAGAAATAACAAAAGGTTGTTTTCCTGTGAGAACAGGAGAGGATAAGTCAGACTGTTTTGACCTGTGTCTGGCAGAAGATGTGACTTTAAAGAAAGGAGAGGTGTATGTTGCAAGGTTAGGTATTGCAACTGAACTTCCCAAAGGAATAGTAGCTAAGGTTTATAGTAGAAGTAGTGCTCCAAGTAAGTTAGGAGTTACTATTGCTAATGGTCTTGGATTCATTGACACCATTTATAATGGTGATACAGATGAATGGAGAGCACCACTATATGCTTTCAAGGCTGTAACTATCCCTAAAGGCACAAGAGTATGCCAATTTGAGGTTAAATTATCTCAGTTTGCTACTGTATGGCAGAAATTAAAATGGCTATTATCATCTAAACCACTTCTGGAGCCTGTGGATTTCCTTGGAAATGAAGGCAGGGGTGGTATTGGTAGTACAGGAAAGTAATCACTAAAAAAAAAATGAAACATGGAGTTTGTATGGAAAATTGTAGCAATGATAGTGGTACTGGCTTGTGTAGCCATTATTGCAGGAGTTGTTAATGTAATAATGAGCAGGAGGAAGATAGACCCTAAAGTGGGGAGAATCTCATTTAGGGAGTCTATGGATTTGGTTGAATTACCAATTGTCACATTCATGAACAATGGTAAGAAACTAAACTTCCTTCTGGATACTGGTGCATCTTATTCTTCAATTAATGAAGCTGCTCTGGAAGGGTTATCTTATGTAGAGACTGGAGAGACAGGCTTTGGAATGGGAATTGAGGGTACTGTTAAAGAGGATAGAGGTTATATCAGAATGAATGTGGACTATAGAAGTCAAAGCTATGAGGATGATTTCCAAGTAGTAGACTTAAGTCAGGCATTTGGAATGATTAAACAGGAGTATGGTATTAACCTGCATGGAATCTTAGGTAGTACTTTCTTTCAGAAGTATAGGTATGTACTGAATTTTGATGAATTAGTAGCTTATTCAATGGTATGAAAGACTTAATAGAGTTAAAATCAAGAGGTGAGGAACATAATTATCTCAGAAAGTTAAAGAAGGCTGATGGTAGTGAGTCAATGACTTACCTATTAAAGACTTCTACTTACATGATGAGAAGTGGAAATATGCCTAATGGGAAACTATTTATAGACCCAGCAGGAGGTCCAATGATAATTGTGGGTTCATATCTTGAGGAAGCTGAGGCAGTAGTTAAATCCATTGACCATGTAATGGGAATGGGCTATACTATTACCTTTGAAGTACCACCAGAAGAAGAGCAAGAGTTAATTGATGCAATTGTGAATATATGATTTATGTAGTAACTCAACAAATACTACCTGAATCTGACAAGTATGAGATAATATCTCCACAAGCTGCATTATACATGCTCAAGCCTTTAAGAAAGGTTGGCTTAGATACTGAAACCAAAGGGTTTGACCCTTACACAAAAGAACTCATAATGCTCCAGTTGGGGTGTTATGAGTTTCAAGTAGTAATTGACATAACTACTGTAAGCATAGAGTTCTTTAGGGAGTTCTTGGAATCTGACAGACTATTTATTGGTTGGAATATTAAGTTTGACTTAAAGTTCCTGTTACATCAGAAGATAGTTGTAAAAGAATGCTTTGATGGCTTCTTGGCAGAGAAACTTATGTGGTTAGGTTATCCCTCTGGTATTCATGGAATGGGTCTTAAAGCAGCAGGTCAAAATTATCTTGGTGTTGAGCTGGATAAAACTGTTCGGGGTAAAGTGATGTGGGCTGGTCTTTCAGAAGATGTTATTGAGTATGGTGCAAATGATGTGAAATATCTGGAGAAGATAATGGATGCACAGGAAAAAGAACTCCAGAAGAGAGGATTAGTTACAGCTCTTGTGTATGAGAATAAGTCTGTTCCTTGGGTTGCATATACTGAATATTGTGGTGTGTTATTAGACAGAAGTAAGTGGGAAAGAAAAATGCTTCTTGATAATTTCACTGTCAAAGTATTTGAGGATGCACTTAGTGATTGGGTTATTAACTCAGCTAAAGGAGAGAATTATGCTTATCATTACTTGCAGATAGAAGGATGGGATGACCCTGATGACCTTGAGAAAGCAAGGAAAAAGATGAAGGGTGAGAGATGCCCAAAAGCAGACATTAAAGGGCAAAAGAGGGGTTATTGTGAAGCATGGAAAGTTCCTATTGATGCAAGGTTAAGTACCAAGTACATAAAGGAAGACCTTCAAGGAGACCTATTTCTTGGTTTTCAAAACAAGATTCAATGTTTGATTAATTGGGATAGTCCTAAACAGGTAATTCCATTATTCAAATCATTAGGTTTTGATTTGTTAGCTAAAGATAAGGATACTGGTGAATGGAAGGATAGTATTGAGGCAAAAGTAATTGAACCTCAGCAAGATAAATCTACCATTGCATATTTGTATCTACAATATAAGGCAGCAAAGAAGGTTACTTCTACTTATGGTCAGAATGTAATTAACCAGATAAATGAAAAGAGTGGAAGGTTACATACTAACTTTAATCAGTTAGGAACAGATACAGGAAGATTAAGTTCAGGAGGTAAGGATAAATCAAACAATATTGAGTATCTTAACTTTCAGAACTTTCCATCTGATAGTGAGACAAGAGCTTGCTTTGTTGCAGGAAAAGGAATGAAATGGATTTCTTGTGACTATAGTGGGCAAGAATCAAGAATTATTGCAGATGTAACCAATGACCCAGCTATGATTGATTTGTTCAATAATGGTTGTGGTGATATTCATTCTCTGGTAGCCAAGATGTCTTATCCTGAGATAATAGGAAATTGTCCTATAGAAGAAGTAAAGTATAAGTTCAAACATTGGAGAAGTGAAGCTAAGGGTGTTGAATTTGCCATTAATTATGGTGGTGATGCTAACACTATTCATGGTAATAAGGGTATTCCTCTTGTAGAAGCCAACAAGATTTATAATAACTACATGAAAGGTTTTAAAGGTATGAAAGTGTATCAAGACAGACAGAGAGAGTTTGTCATGGAGCATGGATATATCATTACTGACTTTTCAAGTGGAAGAAAGGCTTATATCTATGATTATGACATATTAATGGGTATAAAAGCAAGGTTCAATCAAGAGTATTGGGCTACCTATAAACCTTATAAAGGTAAAGAGAATAAGTTGCTTCCTAAACAAGTGAAGAATGAGTTATATCAAAGATTTGCCAGAGGAGACAACTTTAATTCTATGGTGGGAGTATATCATTATACAACCAAGAAAGCAGGAAAAGATACTATCAGAGAGGCTTATGTAAATATAGCTGATGTGTATGTACATCCTGTAAGACACTTCTTCAAGAGGAAGTCTGCATCTGAAAAACAAGCAATCAATTATCCTTGTCAAGGATGTGGTGCTACTATGTTCAAGACTGCATCTATCTTCTTATGGGAATATCTTGTAGAGCATGATTTGTTATTCAAGGTAAAGTTATGTATTCCAGCACATGATGAATGGAATATAGAGGTTCCAGAAGAGATAGCTGACGAAATGACAGAGGTTTTGAAAGATTGTATGAAGAAGGCTGGAGCATTTTTCTGTAGGAAAGTAGAACTTCCTGCTGAGGGTGATGCAGCAGATTTTTGGATTCATTAGTATGACAGGACAAATTATACTTGGATTAATCCTACTCCTTGGCTTTATAGGAGTAGGATTCCTTATCAAACACCAGAATAAGGTAGATAAGGAAAGGATTTGGGTCCATAAGAGGACTGGAGGGCAATATAAACCTTTGTATGTGTGTCAAATGAAAGATATTACAAGCAGACAATGGTTTGAATCTATAGCCTATATCAGTCTTAAGACTGGAGAGATTTTTATTAGGGAAAGAAAGGATTTCCTTAAACAGTTTATAACATTAAAAGAATGGGAAAAAGAGAAGTAATACAACAGGCAATAGTAGGTTTAGCTTCATTAGCTAATGATGTGCAATATAAGAAGATTACTCCAGAAGAAATCTGTAAAAGATTGGATACAATAAGGATTAATCTTGAGGTATTTGAAGAGAATGATAAAACTCTATCTAATACATCAGCTCACCAGTTCAAGGATATAGCCAAAGGAATGATTGAAACCTATGTTAGGAAGAATCATGACTATGGTAATTCCTTTGATAAGTCTTTGGATAAGTTTGGTCTTGTAGCATCAGTAGTAAGGATTGGAGATAAGATGAATAGAATTGAGTCTCTGGTTCAAAAGAAAGCTATGGTACAGGATGAATCTATTAGAGATACACTACTTGATATGGCTAATTATGCCATTATGACAGTAATGTGGATGGATAACCAAGACAAAGTTTGTAAGGTATGATTATAGCAGTAGACTTTGATGGAACTTGTGTTACACATGAGTTCCCAAGAGTAGGAGAGGAGATAGGAGCAGCAGAAGTCTTGAAAGAGCTGACTGATAAAGGTCATAAGATTATACTGTTCACTATGAGAAGCCATCAGTTGGATGGAGCAGAAGAAACAGAGGAGTTTGGCTATGGCAAGACTAAGCCAGCTAAATTACCCAGTGATGGGTTGCAAGATGCAATAGACTGGTTTAAGAAACATGATATTCCTTTGTTTGGTGTAAATGAAAACCCAACTCAGAAAGATTGGACTTCATCACCTAAACCTTATGCTCATATCTATATTGATGATGCAGCTTTGGGAGTTCCCTTGAAACACAGTTATATTTCTGATAGACCTTATGTTGATTGGGATATAATTAGGTATTATCTTCATGTAAAGGGTATATTATGACATTGAATGAAAAGATAGGTGTCATTCTAAAACAACACAAAGAAGGAGAGGAATTCTTCAATGCTCTTGACTTCATGATTAAAGGAGATAGAAGCATACTTGGAGACTTCCTCTTATTCTTTATGAATGATGCAGGAAAGAGACTAAATCTTAGTGATACTGGATTAATTGTCAGTGGAGGGTTTGGTAATGCCATTATGACAATGTATGGTGACAGATTGACTGAAAACTTTAGAGAAGTAATTGTCACTAATGGTGGTATCAGATTGGGCAATGAAGCACTTATATTCAAAGATAAGTTGCTTTGTAAGAACTGGATATTCATTGATGATTCCTATTATTTAGGAAGAACAAAAGCTGGTATTTCAGTTGCTTTAAGGAAGGTTAGACCTGATGCTTCAATCTTTGAAACTTATGTTATCTATGATGGAAGTATGGGTAGAGCAGATAAAGTAAAAAGTATGTATAGATATAATAAATGAAAGAATTATGAATTTTGGAGAAGCATTAGAAGCCTTAAAAAATGGTGAGGCAGTTCAGAGAGAAGGGTGGAATGGAAAAGGATTATTTGTTATTAAACAAGTTCCTGCTCAGATAGGTAAGGATATTATACCTAATATGCAAAGTTTACCCCAAAGGGCTAAAGATATCCTTATGAATAGAGAAGCTAATTTTATTAATTACACTAATCAAATGCTGATAATTAATCTTGATGGAAGGGCAGATTCTTGGGTTCCTTCTTCATCTGATTGTTTTGCAGAAGATTGGAAAATAGTTTGAGATTATGGCAGTAAAAGGAATTTATTGTGCCCCAGACAATATAGTCCCTAATAGAGATAGGGTAGATGTAGGATGTGCTCCTGAGGGGGCAATGCAACTCTGGGTTATGGAATATGAAGTTACTGGTATAGGTAAAGGATGTGCAATGTGTAAGGCTATTAATCCTCAACAGGCAGAAATACTCTTGAAGAGTAATGGTATATATAATGGGAGTTCATATCTATATAAAGTAACAAGGATTGAACAAGTAATTGTACCTCCTTGCAATGGTCTTATGGCTGAACAAGTGGTAACTTATAAAGATGTAGTATCATGAATAAGAAACTTAGGTTATTAGTAACAACTAAATGTCCTAACAAGTGTCCCATGTGTTGTAATAACTCATGGGATTTTTCATCTTTACCAGTAGTGGATAGATGGAACTATGAGGAGATAATGATTACTGGAGGAGAACCTTTGATTCACACTAATAAAGTAGCTGAATTAATAAGGTCTATTCGAGTTATTAGTGAGGTTTATACAGATATTCCAAAGGTATATGTGTACACTTCAATAGCTGCTTGGGATAGAGTAAGGACTATATTAGCCTATGCAGATGGTATAGTCTTGACTCCTCACAGTCAGAGTGATATTGATAAGTTTGTGGAACTGAACAGTATGATGCAAGAGGTTAAGGAAACTAAATCTGATTTCATTAAAGGGAAATCTCTTAGACTTAATCTCTTTGCTGATATGAAACTTCTCCTTCCTGAGCACATTGATTTGTCATTATGGAATGTCAAGGAAATGGAGTGGGTGAAGGATTGTCCAGTACCTCAAGGTGAGGACTTTAGGAGGATTAAAGAGCTTTGGTGATGAAGCAATTTACACATAGAGAGTTTGTTAGGGTGGTAGTAGCTAATGGTTTCTATTATGACAGACATAATGGAGACCATGCTATCTACCTTAATGAAAAAGGCAGACATATTAGCATCCCATTAAAACTTGAAAGTGTTATTGCAAGAAGATTAATCAAAGAGAATAATTTAGAGATAGATATTAAGAAACTTAAAAAGGAAAAGAGAATGAACAATGCACCATTAGGGGCTGATGAAGACCCCAGAGCACCTTGGAATGCACCTCTTGATGTAAAACATAAGAGGTTTGTGAGTGTAACCATATCATATTATGATGAGGTTGAATTACCTCCAGATGCAGAGGAGGAACAGATTAAGGAAGCCTTTCATAAAAAGGTAGAAGATGCTGAGTTTCCTAAAGAGTTTGATATTGATGAAGTTGTAGTAATAGATGATTAAAATATGAGATTAATTAAACCAAGTTTTTCTATTTGGGACCAACAAGAAGGTCTTGAAGGAGTTTATAAACAAATTGAAAGGGCAGGGAGAGTATGTTATAAATCAGAAGATAAGATAACAGAAAACTCTGCTAAGGAGTTCGTAGATAGGATGATTAAGTCAGGTCATGGTGCTATGCTGGAACATGGTACAGTGTATCTTAAAATTCCTTATGGAACTATGGATGATAGAGGAGAGTTCTCTAATGAACCTATAGTTATAAAGTATATAGACAATCCTTACTCTGTAGTAATGAATAATAGTGAGAATGACTATTGGTATATAACCAGTAATTATAGAGTTATTATAGAAAATGAGTGGATTGATGACCTACAATACCTGTGTGAACCTACAGAGTTCCATGCAAAGAGAATTACTGTTCACTTTGTATGTGACAGAGGAGTGTCCCATAAGAAATTTGTGGCTTGATAAGGTAACTTATCAATGAAAACCCAATGAATTGCTGGAAAGCTAAAATTTAAGATTTGCATATTCAAAATAATTTTCGTATCTTTGTGCTATGAATTTAATATTTATAGTATGAGAACAGAAATCGAAGTAGGACAAAAATTTGGTAAATGGACTGTAATAGACTCTACTCCTGTATACACTACAGGAGGTCAGAGAAATGTTAAGGTTCAATGTGAATGTGGTAAAATTGAGTACAAACATTGGAGTAGCTTAAGATTAGGAAAGACTACTCAGTGTTTACAATGTTCAAGAAAAGAAAGGAGGACTCCTATCATAGTTGGTGAAACTTATAAGCACTGGACTGTTATAGGGGAAGCTGAGAATTTTAATGGACAGTTAAGATATAAATGTAGATGCAAGTGTGGACATGAGCAGTATTTAACTGCTACTGCACTTACTAACACAAGTAGATGGTTTCAATGTAAGCATTGCTCTAATCTTACTAATATAGATAATCTAACTATTAATAATGGAAAAGTGGGAGACCTTACTTTATCTAAATTTAATAGTATTAAAGCTAAGTCAGTTGTTAGAAAGATTGAATTTAATCTTACTATAGATTATCTATGGAATTTGTATCTTTCTCAAGATAAGAAATGTACCATAACTGGAGATGAATTACCTAATATATTAAAAGCTTCTTTAGATAGGATAGATTCTACTAAGGGTTATATAGAAGGAAATGTTCAATGGGTTACAACACAAGCTAACAGGTGTAAACACATATTATCAATGTCTGAACTATATGAATTTGCTCAAAAGGTCTTAAATCATGCTAATCAGCAGCCAAGCACACCTTTAACAAAGTGTGAAGGTTCAGAGACTAACAGTTGAAACTATTTGTGGTAAGAGATAGTTGTATGCAAACTACATTAATGGGTAGTCCCACTATTATGGTGGAAGAAGTTTAGCTAACACAGGAGTTCGAGTCTCCTATACTACACAATAGAATATAATACTGACACGAGTGTTGGGCATCCTTTTAAGGATGATGATATAGTCCGATACTCTGAGGAAACTCAGAGAGTTCAAGATAAAGAACTTGAACATTAACTATTGGAATTTGTAAGACATAGAGTATTCTCATTTGCTCAGGAAAGTACAAGGTATTGTAACTATTCTAAGGATAAGTTTGGTAATGAAGTTACTTTCATTGAACCTTGCTGGTTAGAGGATTACAATTATGAAGGAAATACTTATTATAATGGTTTCTTGGTGGCTTTAAGAGCTGCTGAAGCTAATTATTTTGATTTGATGAAGAAGTGGGAGGATAGGATTCCTGATAAAAGATATAAGACTGGATTTAGGAATAATCCTTGGACACCTCAACAAGCAAGAGCAGTATTACCTAATTCACTTAAAACTGAGTTAGTAATGACTGGTTTTGTGAGTGATTGGGAACACTTCTTTGAGTTGAGGGATGCAGGCAGTGCTCATCCTCAAGCAAGAGAACTGGCACATCCATTACACATGGAGTTTTTGAGAAGAAATTATTTGGTGGATTTATATGATGAAGCCAATCCTGATTAATAACTAAAAAAAAAAAACAATGGCATTTGGAAGTAAGAAACAAGCAGTTATTGCGAAGCCTTCATTTAAGGAAAGGCTGACTGGAGTAAAATCAATGTTTAAGAAAGCACATGAAGATGCTTCAAAATTGAATGCAGAAATGCAGGCAGACATTGACAGTAAGAAACAAAAGGTAAAACTCCTTGAGGATGAAATAGGTTTCATCTCTGAAACTCAGAAAGAAACTCAGGAGTTTATGTCAAATCTTGAAAAGTTCATTTAATGAGAACAAATTTAATTAAGACAAAAGAGCTGCCTAAAGTAGTAGAGTCATCTACTACTGATGGTATGCTTGACATGGTGATTGCATTTGATACAACTGGCTCTATGTCAGCTTATATTAATGCAGTTAAGACCCATGTGAAGGAATTGGTTCCCAAACTGTTCAGTTCTAATCCTGATTTAAGGATTGGTATAGTAGCATTTGGTGACTATTGTGATATGAGGAGCAAGGATAACTTTGGTAAGGCTTACCAAGTATTAGACCTTACTAATGATGAAAACAAAATCATCAAGTTTATTAATGAAGCTCAGGATACAAGTGGTGGGGATGGTGATGAATTCTATGAATTGGTCATTAAGAAAATCACGGAGGAAACTGCATGGAGAGAGGGTTCCACTAAGGCAGTATTATTAATTGCTGATGCAGCACCTCACAAGGTAGGTTACAGCTACAAGGGTATTATAAGTAATGCCCAGATTGATTGGAGAGAAGAAGCTAAGAAGGCAAGTGAATTAGGTATCAAATTTGATACCATGACTATTGACCCCAGGTATGTTGGATGGTATAAAGAGCTTTCTGCCATGACAAATGGTGTAAGTGTTCCTTTCAAGAATAGTGGTAAAACTTCTCAAGTGATTGAAGCTGCTGCATTAAGTAGAGGTGGAACAAGGACAAAAGCTATGTATATGGCTACTATGGATTCTGTAAAGGATGATGTAGAATTAAATGCAGTATATACTGCTTATTCAAAAGAAGTAACAGATTAAAATCAAGAACAAATGAAAATCAATATTAAAGAAATAGCAGTAGGTGATGTATTCTCAGAAGAATCACATTACATTGTTGAAGAGATTGGTAAAGATACAATCAAGTTCAAGCATACAGAGAGTGGAAAGTCAGTGACATTAGGTTATGGTTATGTTCAAGACCTGCTTAATACTTCTGACCAGTATGACAAAGAAGTAAAAGTGACTAAAGAAGATAAGAAAGATGGTACTCCTGGTATAAGGACAATCTTTGAGGGTATCAAATCTTCTGAGGTATTCACTGTTGTGTTCCAAAAGCAGGATAAAGCTAAGACCAAGAAGCAATATGAGGCTGAGAGGGAAGCACAAAGACAAGAGGCTGTAGCTTTGATTGACAAGGCTAAGAAAGCTAAGAAGTCAATGGCTGTAGCTTATAAAGAAGCTCTGGAACACATTCAGAATAACCCTATTAAGGACTTCATTGAAGGAGAAGATAGGGTACTGAGAGGCTACAAGATGCAATTTGTATCAAGAGATGGGAAATATAAATGTCTTGATATGGATATTGAAAGAAATTCCAAAGAAGATGGGATTAGATTAGTAAATATCAACACAATTAAAGCCCTTGTATTCAATGGTGTTAAGTATGTAGTTGAATAATAGTTTGGGGGAGCTAAGTCTCCCCTTTCTTATTTTTAAAGAGTTTGGTTTACCTCTCAAAAAGAAAACCCTTAATAACTTGCATATTAAGAAAACAACCTTTATATTTGCACATAAATTTAATTATAAATCTATAACAAGATGAGTAAAAGATGTATCACAACTAATTCTACAATAGAAGAATTGGCTGCTAAATTACAGGGTGAAACTATAGAATCAGTCAAGGGACTTGTTGAGCTATGGCAAGACAAGAATAATAAGGACTGGGACACTTATCCTACTGCTTCTGAACTAAATAACTTTAGGGCAGAATTAAGGAAAGGTAAGGATGAAATGATAGAGGCTTTAGATAAAGCACTTTCACCTGCATTTGAGGCTCCAGAAGGAAAGAAGGTAGACACAAAATTTTCTACCTCTGGCAACAATTCTTACCCAAGTAGGACAAGAGAGAATGCTAATTGGTCAGATATAACCATAGCTTTGGCTCAAGACTTTAATACTGCTGGAGAGAAGCTGACTAAAAATGCTGCTAAAAATAAGTATGTTTCTTCTATATTATCTACTGAGTCTAATAATGCTTCAGAAATAGCTGAAAATCTTTATAATCAGATTAAAGCTAAAGGAAAGGTAGATAATCTAAAGATTAACATAGCTGGAAATGGAATTTATAGTATGAGCCAAAATCAAGCATACTATAATGACTTAGTGACTCAGATATTAGAGGAGCTTCAGAACAAAGGAGTTACTATAGCTGAGATTAGAAGTGGAGGTCAAACAGGTATAGATGAGGCAGGTATTATTGCAGCACAGAGGTTAGGAATACCCAGTGAAGTTCATTCTACTGCTAATTTTATGTTTAGAGATAAATCTGGAAAAGATATATCTGATGAACAGGCATTCAAGAGTAGGTTCTCATTTTCTACTCCTTCAAGACAAGAAGAAAGACCAGGTGATGCCTTTGATACTCCAATAATTTCCACTGTGGAAGAACAAGCTAAAGTAGATTTGGACTTTGACCCAAGAACAAGAAGAGACAGGGTTAGTCTGATTGCAAGATTCTTTAGCAATGAAATAGATACAGCACTGCAAGAACACAATGATACTCTTAATAAGAGAATTGCTGATGCTGAAAAAGAAGGTGATGTACTTGCTGTCAATGAATTGAAAGAAGAGTTAGCAACTCTTGATAGATTCAAGATAATCAAGTTATATACACCTGCTGGCTTATTTAGTAGAGTAAGGGATTATTTCAATAACTATATACTTGACTCTGAGGAGAATAGGATACAATCAGAACTAAATACAATCAATAGTATGAAGGGTTCTGAAAGATATAGTGATGAACAGAAGTATGAAGCTGCAAAGAAGAAAGCATTATATAAGACTAATGCTTATCAGAAAGTAGTAGATAACTTCAAACCTTTGGCTGAGGAAGCAAGTACTATACTAATAGCTACAGAGGGGATTAGGATTGACCCTAATTATATTGCCCCTAAAGATGCCAACCTTAATAATGATACTCCAGAGGGAGATAGTGCAGTAGATACACAAGCTGATGATTTTGTAAAGGATGAGGCTTTCAAGGATGGATGGATGACTAATTATAGGGAAGTAAGCTCTCATGAGTCTTTAAGTCAGGAAGTTAGAAAGGTAATCAGAGAGATACCCCAACTTGACTATAGAGGAAAGTATGATAAGGATGATTTAGGAAATCTAAGATTTCTTGATGCAGACTATGTTCATGCAACCCTTATAGATAAGCTCAGAGATATGATTACATCTGATGATATGTTACCACTTCTGGAGACTCTGGGTAATACCAAGCCTTGGACTAAGCAAATAGTCAAGAAGCTACAGGCTGAGCCTAAACTATTCAGTCAGTTCTATCAGGATTTCAGAAAAGACTTTATGCCTTACTGGATTCAGAAGAAGAAACTACAGGCTGATGGTACTTTCAAGATGGAAACTATTGCTATCAATAAGCCTGAGGGTGTCTATTATCTGCTTGATGAATGGAGGGATAACTATGAGAATGGTAATCTGCTTGATGATGATAGTATCTATGATAAGAATGGAGACTTGAATCTTGAGAATGCAGAGAATGGTCTTAAATGGACTGAGGCTCTCAATAACAGGTTTACCAATCTTAGTACAGAACAAAGGTTGGAACTTTTACAAGATGAAAAGATATGGAAGACATTGAATAAGCTTCTTAATATGATTGGTATCAATGCTAATCAGGGGGTATTATTAGATGCTCTGACCAATATAAAGCAATATGAAGGTGGTATTGCAACAGACCCAATTATGTTGCTTCTTCCTCAATTAAACATCATATTCAGTGGTGTAAAGAAAGGTGAGGTTAAATCTGAAACTCTTGAAGATGGAACTGAAAAGAGAGGGGATTTGATAAATACCTTTGGTTCTGCTTACAACAGCATAGCTATGATGCTTGCAGAAGTAACAGAAGATGCCATTGAAAATAGTGTGAGGGAAAATGATAAGTCATACTATAGCCATGTTACTCCTAACTATCTTGGTAAGTTGATTAAACAGCTTAAGAATGTTATGGGTAATGAAGCAAGGTTCAAAGAGTTTGTTGAAAATGAATTCGGACAATATGAATGGTTCTATAAGGATGGTAGATGGAGAAATGACTGGATTGAGCAACTGGTAAATAACCCTGAAATGAGAAGAGGATTGAGCCATAAGGTTCTACTTAACTCAGATAAGGTTGCATATCAGAACTGGGATGATTTGGATTACACCTTAGTATTACTGACAGAATACTTTGGAGACCCAGATAACAGTAAATCTGATATTCAATGGGCTAATTACCATGTGCCAATTCTTTCAGATAGTCCTTCTGCTGAGTTCATTAGATTCAGGAAGTATGACAATCATAGCATCATTGGAGAAGATGGTGAGTATATGAAGTATGATGATATTATCCTTGATAGAATGGTTGACTTGGTTAATCAAGAAGTAGATAGAATAGCTCTTGTAAACCAAAGGGATGTTGAATATCAAAAGGGTAATCCAAATATTGCTCCTATTGCAAACTATGATATAGTAAGGAAGAAGGATGGTACTATCAAGAGTATTGGTGGTGCTGAATTTAAGTTCCTTACAGCTCTGAATGATGTAAGATATGACAATGGTGAGACTTTTCTTGATAGGTTCCAGAGAATCCAGAATGAAGGAACTGGTGCTGAGTTAAGAGAGTTCATCAGAGAGTCAGTAAGAGAAGCTCTTGATAATGAGTTTGAACAGACTTACAGAGAATGGGCTAAAGCTGGTTTACTTGAAGAACTGCCTAATGGTAAGTACAAATATCTTGGAGTAATTGGTGTAAATGCTGGTCAAAGTTCTTATAATAGGAATACAGCAACTTCTTTGAACAATGCAAAGAAGGCTCTTGAAGGAATGTGGACTACAGAAATGGATATTCTTTTAAGGGATTACAACAATAATAATCCAGTGGATGATAGAAGGGCAACTACTCTATTTGAAAGTATCAAGGACTTGTTGAGAGAGAAGATGGTGAGAGGTGAGATTACTGCTAAGGAAATGGATAGTATCAATAGAAACTTGGTTATTAGAAATAATGCCAAAGCTAAGTTGAGAGAATACTTCTGGAATAGTAAATTTGCTACATCACAAATCATTGAACTCACTACAACTGACCTTGCTTTCTATAAGAATATAGAGGACTTCCAGAAGAGATATAAGGAAGTTCATGCTCCTGCCCTCAGACTTAATACCAACTCTAAGTATGGTAGAAAGGAAGAGAGAACTATTTATCTAAAGGATGATGAGATTGTATCTTCTGCACTTGATGATATTGCAACTGTACTTGATGAAAGAGTCAAGAAAGGTGAGATGTCAAAGAGAGACAGGGATTTAATCCTAAATAAGTTCAGAGAGGTAAATGTGGCAGATGCTCAGGCTTATAGGTCACTAAGTTCTTACAGAGCTATACTTGATATGTCTGGTCAGTGGACAGATGATATGCAGAGAGCCTTTGATAACTTCCAAAATGATAAGTGGGATATGGCTGATTTCAATATTATTTGGCAGACTAAGAAACCTTATGTGTACACTCAGGTGAATAATCTAAGTGGAGTCCAAGGTCATACAGGCATTAAGACACCAGTTCAGCATAAGAACTCAGAGTTCCTTCTTATGGCTATGCACCAGTTAGTTTCAGGTCCACTTGGTAAATCAGGTAAACTTGTAGCTATCAATGAGTTCATGGAAGAGAATGGAATTGATGTAGTTCAATTTGAATCAACTACTAAGGTTGGGAAACAAGGTGTAATTGATTTGAACAGTGTCAATACTAAGGAAGATGTCAAGGCTGTTCTTAAGAATGCCACTACTCAGAATGGTGTTGAGAACCCTAATGTGGTTCATAAAGTAAGCTATGAAGACTATGGTATTCAGACTGCAACTCCAGAACATGCTATTGATGCAGTTCAGTTAGTTGGTACTCAGATTAGAAAGCTGATTACAGCAGATATTAGTCCAGATGTTAAGATTGATGTGAATGGCAGAGAGATGTCTAAGCAGGAATGGTTAGATATGTACAATGCTGTTAACACTGAGAATATCATTCAGGCTTTTGCTGATGTAAATGAAATCTTCAAGGATGCCAGACAGGTTGAGAAGATTCTTCTTGAGGAATTGAGAGGTAATCAAAGATATGGAATTGACATGATTAGAGCCTGTACTCTTAATGAAAAGGGACAATTCAACATTCCATTGTTTGACCCTGTACAATCTCAGAGAGTTCAAACTTTACTTAATAGTATCATCAAGAGTAGGATTACAAAGCAGAAGATTAGAGGGGGAGCACTTATTCAAGTCTCTGACTATGGTCTTACTGATGAATTGAAGATTGTTTTTGAAGGTGAAGGAGAGAACAAGAGAATTAAATATCTCGAAGTTTATATGCCAGCATATAGTAGGAAGTTCTATGAACCTCTTATGAAGGCAGGTACTCATGAACTGGATATAAATAAGTTACCAGACAGCTTGAGAAAGTTGATTGGTTATAGAGTTCCAACTGAGGACAAATACTCAATGGCTCCTCTTTATATTAAAGGTTTCTTACCTCAGCAGAATGGCTCTGCAATTATGCTCCCAGCAGAGATTACCACCTTGAGTGGTTCTGACTTTGATGTGGATAAATTGTATATCATGTTGCCTGAGTTCGAGATAACTCCTAAGTATAATAGAAGACAGTTTGTTGATGATTTGGTTGCTCAATTGACACAAGGAAAAGCTGTATCTCCTGAAATGTTGAAGGAGTATAGACAGAGTGTAAACAGAGCCATAGATGATGGTAGGAAAGCTCCTAAGGATAGTCAGGAATACAATCTCTGGAAGACCTATAAAGCTAACAGAGAGAAGTATAGAGTAGCTTCTGAGGATAAGATTGAGAAGATTGAATATGACTTTAGCAAGTCTCCACAAGAGAATAGTCTTGAAGCCAGAAACAATCTATTGATTGATATGATGTGGGGTATTCTGACTAATGCTGATACTGCTTCAAAGATGCTTAACCCTGGTGGTTTTGATTATCAGAAGAAGTCTGCAAGAATAATTAACATTCTACAATCCAGTAGAGAGTCTGAACTAAGAAAGGAACTGAATATTCCTGAGAATCAAAGTACTCTTAACAAGTTAAGCAGTATGGATTTGGAACAACTTGACAAATTGGCAGAGAAGTTCAAGAAGAAACTTGACCCTCTTAACCCAAGAACTCAGGTTCAACTTCATCAGCAGAATATGACTGGTGCAGCATTGATTGGTATTTATGCCAACCATAATGCAAACCATGCTTTGATGCAACATACTGAATTAGGTCTTGATACTAAGAATGGTTCTTTCTTACTTAATGGTAAGAGACTGACTTCTCTTCATGGTCTGATGAATGACAATAAGGAGTATATCTCAAGGAATAATGCAGGTTTCCTTGCTGCATCTGTGGATAATGTGAAAGACCCTGTGCTTGCTTCATTGAATCAGAATACATTCACTGCTGATGCCTCAATGCTTTTAAGTAGGCTTGGTTATAATCCTATTGAGATTGGTTTGATTATGTCACAACCAATTGTAATGGATATTACTAATACCTATTTCAGAGAGAGTAGAGAAGGCAAAGGAAAGGACACAATCATTGATGAAGTCATTGAGAACTACAAGAAAAGGGCTGCAATGATGGAAGATGTAACCTATGACAATTATAAATCTAATAAGTTCATGGCAGATGAATTGGCAGACAATATCATTCTCCAGAAGGAAGTAGAGGAATTGAGTGATAGGACACAGACATCTGACTACAGAAAGGTTGAGTTCTATAAGAAGCAGGTGGCTGCTGGTTATTTATTTAAGAGAATAATGAGCACAGCAGATGCTTTAGGACAGTTGGTTCAGGCTACAAGAGCAGATACTCAAGGTGGTGCAGCAGGTCCTACTATTGCAGACACACAGATTAAGATACAGAAGGTTGATGATTTCCTGACTAATGTGGTTTTAAATGAAAACTCCCCTTTAACTGGTGCAGATGTTATTATGCCTTTCAGTATGAAAGGTATGGATATTGACCAGATAAGAGAGAGGTTATTAAGTTCCCCATTACCTTATTTACAGGCATTCTTTAGTCTTGGTATTGACCAGACACAAGAAATGTTCAGTAGATATTTCCCTCAATTCACTTCTTCATTCAGGGAAGTAATTGATGGTAAAGAGGGATTGAGAGGCTTAAGACAGTACACTAAGACAGGCAAGTTAAATGCAAAGACACTCAATAATATCTACAATGATTTGTTAGCTTATATTATGTCCAAGACATCATTCTTTGGGCAAGAAGCTAACCTCAGAGCAGATGATAAGGTTACAACATCCAGTGATAAGAGAAGGGATTTCATCAATAATTTCCCTGATTATTTCAACAGAACATTGAGTGAACATCCTGAAATAGCTGAACTTGAGTTTGTTAAGAGATTAAGAGTAATAAGGGCTAACCAGAATAATCCTGTAGATACAGTAGTATTTAAGAATGTTGGTCAATTAAGTCCTACTCTTAGGGAAAGATATATGAGAGACTGGCAATCATTGTTATATATGGGTCCAGAAGCTCAGGCTTTAGCTCTTAATTTATTCAGATACAGTTATTACAGAAATGGATTTGCATTTGGACCTTCTACTTTCATTCATTTAGCACCCACTGCTATCAGACAATCTGTTCCAGAGTACATTGATACACTGAGAGGATTGTTGGAAAGTGAGGATGATTACAGTCAGTTTATTGACCAGTACATCTACAATCACTTGGATAACAGACAGTTGGTTCCTGAGGTTCCCACAGAGGCTTCCACTTCTTTCACTGATGAACAAGGTGATGCTTTGGATATGGTTAAAATAACCATTGATACTGAATCTAACAGTGGTGATAAGAAGATAATAAGGAAGAGAGAGGGAATAGGAGAGGAAACAACCTATGACTTCTTTAATTACATAGCAAGAAGATATAAGGGAGGTACAATATATTACAGGCTTACACAAGTTGATAATGTACAACCTAATGTAGCTGTGTATGAAAGGATAGACCCACTTGGATTCAAGAACAGTTTCATTGAGTATGAATATGGTAAGGATGTTACTGAAATGAAGTCAGTAATTGATAAGAATGACAGGGATTATACTCCTAATGTAAATCAGGATATAACAGCCTATCAGGAAGCTGATATTGATTATGACTCCATGCCAGAATATCTTAACTATGATTTCTCAAGTCTGACTCAAGATATTGCAAGTGAGGCTTTCAGTCAGGTGTATGGTGCTCCACTTGAAGTGAATGAAGGGAAAGCAGATGATATTAATTCTATTAGTCCTAATACTGAGTATGAGGATGCAAACAATGATAAAATCTGTGGTGCAAATACATTATATGAATTATAGATATGGCTAAGAAATGTGCAATAATTCCTCAAGTGAGGAACAGTAAAAATGAGGTAGTAAGCAGCAGGTTATTTAAAGACCTGCTGGCTTATGCCCCTAATAGACAGGAGGCAACAAGAATATACCTCATTACAAAGAGTAGTGACTTTATTACTAATTGGAATCCAAGGTTACAGATGGATGAAAATGGTGAACCTACTCTAAGCAGTCTCTTGAAGAAAACTAATCTAAGAAGTATTATTGATGAGCAGAAGATTCTAAAGAACCTTAATGAAGAGATTGGTCATTACCATAAGACAGGTAGAGCTAAGTTATATCTGAACAATGATGAAAACTATAGAATGTTAGTCCAAAAGGCTATTCAATTCAATACTCAATCAGAGTTTAGAGAAGACTATGTTGCATCTGTTGAAAAGGTGTGGGACAATGAAAGTAATAGGGTTTATATCAGTCCTTTTGTCAGAGTAAGAAACAAGATGAACAGTCTTGAAGCTAACAATATGCAGTATAATTACACTCTTAATAATAGATTGAGAGAGATATTAGCTGCTAATGGTATTGGGATAGGTGCTCTTACAGACTTGGAACAGAGAAGAGGAGTGGCAGGAGTAACAGACTTTAGTCAAGCCAGAGATGCTGCAACAGGTATAATTGAATTGATTAGACTTGCTGATGGTATTAAAGGTGAGAGAGCATTACCAGAAGAGTTTGCTCACTTTGCTATTGAGGCAATGGGTGATAATCCTCTTATCAATAGACTGGTTAATCACTTGGCTAACAATAGTTTAGTAGGCGAGATATTAGGTGATGATTACAACACTTATGATAGCCTGTATAAAGGTGATGAATCAAAGTTAGCCAGAGAAGCTGCTGGTAAATTACTTGCTAAACACTTACTACAGTCTGAACCCATCCCTTCTTCATCTTATAAATCCCTTCTGGAGAGGTTTATCAATGCTGTAAAAAATTTCTTTAGAGGATTAGGGGCTTCACAGTTCCAAAAAGCAATGCTTGAGGCAGAAAGTAGCTTTAGCAAGCTGGCTGGTGATATTCTTACTGGACAGATGGATGAAGCTATCAGTGTTGAGAACATAGCTACTTCTGAGGCATTCTATTCTACTACTGAAAGAGTGGATAGAGATAAAACTCTCTTGAAGAAGATTATAGATAATGAGTTGAAGAGGCTTAAGATTTATGAAAAGAGAAATCCTAACAGTCAGTTTAGTGCCAACCAGAGGTTATTAATAGACAGGTTAGAGCTTGAATTAGCTGATAATAGTGAGATTGAAGGTATCTATATGTTCCTTGATAATGCACTTGAAGAGTTAAGAAAAGTAAGTAGTAGGCTTGAGGTGCTGAGAAATACTCCTGCAACCAATCTTAATGAAAGGGCTGGAGTACTCAGGGACATCAGGAACTATATGTACAGTTATAAGAGGATAGCTGATTCAGTAAGGGAGGCTCTAAGAGAGGAAGAGAAGTCCACAGACAATAGATATGGTCAAAGGGTAAGGGTTGCATTAGATAATGTCACTACAATGCTTAATGACCTTGCAGTGGACTATAATACAATCTCTATGCCTTTATTTGTTGATTTCATCAAGCCTTTTGTAGGGGATAACCTTGTGGTTCCTTTTGGAAAGTACAAAGGAAAGACTCTAAATGCAGAGGAGTTGGTTAAAGTAGCTGATGAGGATATTTCTTTCTTTGATAGATGGCTGGATAGTATGGCAGACAGCTCTGATTATATGTTGAAGATTATGGACCAAGCTGTTAAAAAGAGCAAGGAACAAGCCAGATTGAAGACTATTGATATTCAGAAGGAACTACAAGCTGCCACTATTAAACTTGAACAGGCTGGTGTGAAAGACACTGAGTGGATGTTTGAGAGAGATAGTAAAGGTAATCTGAGTGGTAATTATATCAGTGAGATAAACCATGCTCTATTCAGAGAGAGAATGAGGACTATGTTCCAAAGTCTCAATGAAAAGTATGGCAGAAACCCTGTAGGAGAGAATGCTGATAAATACAATGAAGAGAGACAGAACTGGTTCAATGCCAATATGGAGACTGTAGATGGAGTTAGACAACCTAAGAAATCCATTTATGAAAGTATGGAGTTCAGAAGGCTTAATAAAGCCCAAAGGGACTATTATACTACTGTGATGGATATTAAGGCTAAACTTGATGCTCTTCTTCCTGATAAATACACAAAGCTGAATAGTGCTGTAAAGATTAGGAAAGACTTGGTTGAGAGGGTTAAAAGCTCTGAAAGTGTGAAGTCTGGTGCTCAACAGGTTTGGGAAAGTATCAAGGATAATTTCATTAGGAGAACTGATGATACAGACTTTGGAGACAAGGCAACTGTAAAAGACTTTGAGGATAGAGAGGTACAAATGTTACCTATCTACTTTACAAAGCTCAAGAAGGGAGAAAGTGCTAATGACTTATCTACTGATATAGTAGGCACTATGACTGCTTATGCAGCAATGGCTAATGACTTTGATGAAATGAATAGGGTTATTGATGTTCTTGAAGTTGGTAGAGATATGCTGAGAGAAAGACAGGTTACTCAAACAGAAGGTGGCAAGCCTATGGTTGAGAAATTTAAGGCAGTAGGTAGAAAGGTTGAGAGTAAATTAACTAAGACAGGAGACAAGTCAAGGTTTATGGAAAGATTGAATGACTTCTTTGAAATGCAGGTATATGGAAGATACATGGCAGATGAAGGAACATTTGGTAAGACTAATATTGACAAGGGAAAGGTAGCTAACTTTATTAATAGAATGACTTCTATGAATAACTTGGCATTGAATGTCCTTTCAGGTGTTTCCAATGTGGCTACTGGTAAGGTGATGATGAGAATTGAGTCTTTCTCAGGAGAGTTCTTCAATGAAAAGAATACCCTAAGAGCTGATAGAACTTATGGTAAGGAATTACCATCATTCTTAGCTCAATTAGGTGACAGGGTAAAGACCAATAAGTTAGCTTTATGGGATGAACTATTCAATGTAATGCAGGAATATGAACAGGATACAAGAGAAGTCAACTTTGACAGGAAGACTTGGTTTAGTAGAATGTTTGGTACATCTGCTTTATTCTTCATGAATAATGCTGGTGAACACTGGATGCAGAATAGAACATCATTAGCTCTGGCTGATGCTTATAAAATGAAGGCTCCTAATGGTAAGTTAGTAAGTCTGTGGGATGCTTTTGAAGTTGTACCATTAGATAGTAGTAATAAGAAATTAGGTGCTAAATTACAGCTAAAACAGGGTTATACTAAGGCTGATGGCTCAGCTTTTACTCAAGAAGATATAATCAAGTTCAGTAGAAAGAGTGCAGCTATTAATCAAAGGATGCATGGTATTTACAATAAAGCTGATAGAAGTGCAGTACAAAGGTTGGCTATTGGTAGATTGGGTATGATGTTCAGGAAATGGATGAGACCCAGTTGGAATAGGAGATTTAATTCTGCTACCTATAATTATGACTTGCAGGCTTGGACTGAGGGATATTATAGGACTACAGGAAGATTCTTTCTTGCACTTGCTCAGGATATGAGACAAGCTCAATTTGATATAGCTTCAAGATGGGGAGAAATGACTCAAACTGAGAAAGCTAATGTTAAGAGAGCACTTACAGAAGTAGCTCACTTCTTAGCTGTAACTGCTGCAATTGGTCTAATTGAGTGGTCAGATGATAGAGACAGACCTTGGTTGGTTAGGATGGTGGAATACCAATTAAGAAGACTTTATACAGAATTGGGTGCTATGTTACCCGGACCTCCTATGTTAAATGAAGGTTTTAAGCTACTTCAATCACCTGCTGCTGGGGTTAATACTTTACAGAAAGCTGTGGATTTGGTTGGTATAATGAATCCTTTCAATTATGAAACTTTTAATGGAGAGGAAGCTCTAATTAAGGGTGGACAGTTTGAAGGCTATTCAAAAGCTCAAAGAATCTTATTGAGAAGTCCTTTAGTTCCAATGAGGAATACTATATTAAAGGGATTTCATCCAGAGGAGTCTATACCATTCTACAAACAGTAACATTAAAAGAGGGGAGAAATCTCCTCTTTTTTTATTCACTAAATAATTTATTTATCCACTTGCATATTAATGGATTTATACTTATCTTTGCAGTGAATAATAAAATATAAGAATATGAATGAAATTTGGAAAGACATTGAAGGGTATATTGGTTTATACCAAATATCCAATTTAGGTAGGGTAAAATCTCTTGGTAGAAGAGGGAAGGGTTGTAGTTTGGAGGATAGAGTACTCAAGCATAATATTAATAAAGATGGGTATCATCTTGTAAATCTGAAAGATGTAAATCATGTGGCTAAGTGGTATAGTGTACATAGGCTTGTGGCTTTGCATTTTATACCTAACCCCAATAATTTACCTATTATAAATCACAAAGATGAAGATAAGAGTAATAACTACATGGATAATTTAGAATGGTGTACTACCCAATATAACAATTCCTATGGTACTGTAGTAGAGAGACAATCTAATAATAAGAAGGGTCAATCTAATGAATGGTTAAATAAGCCTATACTACAGTATTCTTTTGAAGGAGAATTTATTGCAGAATTTGATTCAACTACTCAAGCAGCTCAATTCTTGGCTCCTGTATTAAGAAAAGATATAGAGAAAATAAAGAAAGCTATTAATAATCAGCTAAGGAAGTACCCTAATGGTAAATCCTGTGGCTTTAATTGGAGGTATAAATTATGAATGGATGGTGGATATTAGTGTGCATTATTGGGTTTGTAATTGGTTGTATGTTCCTTGGGAAGGACAGTTAAGAAACAAGAAAGGGAGAATAGAATTAACTATTCTCCCCTTTTTATTTACACCTTAATAAAAAATTTAAACCTCATGTTTGAAGCTATGAACATCTGATAGCTTGCTCTCTTTCCTCTTGTGAGATAGAGTTCCACATTTCTTCTGTCCAACCTTTCTTTTCAAGTGCTTCCCTTGTCTCAGTCTCAATACTACTGAAATCCATTGAGGATTGTGTACCCTCCTGATTTCTCATCTCTTGAAGAGATGGTACTTTATAGGTTATGTTAGAGTAATGTCCCTCATTAATATTTCTGTAATATTCAGTAAGAGAAGGTCTTAGACTGTTCCAGTTAGTGACTTTAGCAAACAATTCCTTGAAGAAATTGAGTATCTTAGTACCTAAGGATTGAGTGTCCTGAGACATCACATATTCCCTGAAACCTTCTGCCATTGCTTCTTCAAGTTGTGAGTTACTTAAGTCTCCATAAGTTCTCTTAGCTTCTTGAAGTAATTCATCCCTAAGTGTAGGTTCTGTGAGTAAGTGGAATACTGCATGAAATGCCTCATGATATGTAGTTCCCTCAGCAGCTATATCACTTAAAGTAATGATACCATCACTAAATTGACCCCATGCTAATGCACCAGTCTTAGCTACCCTGATAAGACCATTAGTAACTACTACTCTTTCACTCTCACTTAATTGAGGTAGAACCTTATTTAACCAAGCTAACTCCTTATCTTTATCCCATATAGGTCTTGATAAATCATCAACCTGTCTTAATTCAAACTCTACATCAAACTCTTCATCAGTCTGATTAATAGCCTGTTCTTTAGCTACAGTTGAAGCTGCACCATTAGATTCTCCCTGATTAATAGTAGCAGGAATAATAGGCTTCTCAATCTTAACTGGTTCAGTAGAAGGAGTATAAAGTATAGTACTTTCTTGAGACATATCTACAACTCTCTGAGGATTACCTTCCAGTATCTTCTTTATATTGTTCTTAGCCTCAGCCTCACTATATGACAGTACAGCATTCTTTACTAAAGCAATAGTATTACCATTAGGAAATACTGCATAGAAATCATTAGATGCAACATGTGCAGGTTGATTTCCAAACCCTTTAGTAATATTAGGAACCTTAGTCATATATACCTCAACTCCATTCACCTTTCCAATAGGACTTAGATAACCTGTATGCAACTTTCCATCTCTCAAGAAGTAACCTACTTTACTATCTGACATACTATAGTCTGGCAGAACATTGTTTATAGGTTCTCTTGTTTCAAATGTACTGTTGAATATAGGTAAGCTACTATTAGTATTACTCACTTCTGGAGTAGCTATACTACCAACTAAAGGAACATTCACAGATGAATCATAGTTAAGAAGAATTCCCTTCTCCTTAGTTACTCTACTAACATTATCCTTATTGTACTCAAGTACAAAAGGTAATATAGCTAAAGTAGTGATAGGAGTATGATATTGAGACTCAAATAAGTTCTTGTAAGCACTTAGTTGCTTAGTGTAATACTGCTCCTGACTCATTGTTTGGGTGTTAGATTTATTCTTGAAATAATTAACCTTTCTACCATTCCTATCAACAAAGTCATAGAAGCTATATCTACTTGTCTTAACATCATATATCTTGAAGTTCCCATTAGCATCTACAGAGAGAATATCAACCTCACCAGCTACCCTGTTTCCATTCTCATACTTATTGAAAAGTACTATATTATTAGTAAGGAATGTTTCACCCCTTGCTTCAATATTACTCTTAATTTCAGTAAGAGAAGTAACCAAATCATTGAATGCCTGTTCAGACATATTGCTTGGTTTAACTGGCATTTCACTTGATGTGAAGAAGTTTCTGATTACACTATCTACAGAAGTACCTGCTTCTAATGCTCTTTGTGAATTAGTTCCAGACATCTTATCTCTTACTATATTCACGATAGTATCTCTACTTCTTGCATCTATCTTACCCTCAAATGCTGTAAGGTCTACACCATAATGGTTACTTAAGTTCTTAAGATAGTTATTGAACTGTGTTATATTATCTGCATTCTTTGAGAGATTAACTCTTAAATCCTGTAGAGCTTTAGTCTGTTTAGGAGACTCAATCCAATTACTTCCTAATACTGAATGTACCCTCTTATATTCATGGTATTCACCATCATCCTCAAGTATATAATAGAACTCACCATCAGTTCTTGTCTTATCAACCTTAGACTGGTTCTCTGCAATCTGGTCTATAACTTTCTTAGAGTCAGCTACAGTCTTCTTTCTATCAGCTAATTTCTGTTTGAATTTATCTGATGCAGCACCAGTTACATACTGACCTGTATTTCTGTTCAGAACCTTACCATTAGGAAGAAGGGTGATACCCCCCATCATCATAGAACCATTCTGAGCATTCCCATAGTTTTCTTGTATATAAGCCAAGTCAAAGAAAAATTGCTGCATGGAAGTATTATACATTCTTGTTATATCTTGACCTTGGTCATTTCTGATAGTATTGGTTTTCAAATCCACATATATATCTATACTTCCAAAAAGTTCATTATATGGTAATGTTACTTTTGTTCCAGAGATAACACCTTCTGTACCTCCTACAGGAGTTTGTATCTTTCTACCTTCCTCAGCCTTAACTGATGCAGGATTTAGAGCTTGCTGTAAGTTGCCTTGTATATCAAAATAATCTGTTGTAAACCAGTTACTTTTTACACTGGCATCTATTATATTGGATGTCATTACTCCAGAAGAGAGTAACATGTTATTGTATCCTCCCTTATTAAGCATACCTAAATTCACCTGTAATGGAAGATTGAATGCCATTAAAATGTTTTGTATTTCACCAGCTACTTCCTGTGAATCTCTTGTATCAGGTTGAGTTTTAACACCCTCTCCACCTAATTCATAGAGAACATTAGGGTCCCATCTTTCAGTTAAGAATACAGTTCTTGCATCTTCTCTTCTGACTCTCTTACCATCTATTTCATCATAGATTTCATTCTTATTTGCATCTCTCTGAACCTTAGTAAACCTGATACCATTACCATTCTTACCTTGTACATAGTCAATATGAACATCACCAATATATAGACTTCTTGCCAAATCTTTTACTGCATTATTAACATCTTCCTCTGTAAAAGCATTAGCTAAAGCATCAATACTCTTCTTTATATTCTTGTATAAAGGAGTGGAGTTAACAGTAACATCTTCTGGGTTATATTCACTTTCATTGAAGTGCTTAACCCTTACAGCAGCAGGACTATATTTACCAGCAGCATTAGGAATAAGGATATACATCCTACCTTCCTTTTGGCTCATATCCATTGGCTTGATGATTAAATCATCACTAATTCTACCATTAGTGGATAGGATACCATTCTTTACAATACCAAAGATAGAACTTGCACTTACATTAGGTATTTCTCCCATGTTTCTTTCTTCTGTACCATAAGGTATTCTACCAACCATTATCTGAGATACTCTTGTAGTAGGAGTAGCTATAAACTTCTTATCCTTTCCAGTCTGATTGAATTCTTCTTTTACTCTTTCAATAAGACCTGATAACCCTTCATATCTATCTACTACATACTGACTTTCATCTAATGAACCTACTATTTGGTTATTCCTCTTATCTACAATAAAGATTGTATGGTCATTAAATTCAGGGTCAATCATGAAGCCAAGTTCATCACCTGCCTTTAGATTACCTTCATTTACATAACTGAAGGCTCTATTATCTCTAAGATAGTTATAAAGTTCATCAAAGTTCAAGTTCTCTTTCTCAGCAACTACTACATTGAAAGGTCTGAAATCTCCATCCTTACTTGCATTAACATGCAATTCAGGGATAGTAGGTCTATAATACTGCCTTTTACCCTTTGCATCCTTATCCAATGATTGAGGAGTAGGAGCATTTTCATTGGCTTTCTTATTTTCCTCAGCTACCATTTGAGGAGTAATGTTACCTACAGGAGGTTCATAAGTATCAACTGGTAAATCCTGCCCATTAACAGTAGGAACTGTAGGTGTACCACTATCCCCAGTTGTGTCTTTTGATACAGTACCTCTTGTACCTTCTGTTTTTTCAACTGGCTTTAGATATTCAGAAGGGAACCTTGCTTTGAATCTTTGGTCATTATTAACCTCACTCATTGCAGATAGAAGTCCATATTGAGCCTCAGCAAAATTCATCATATTCAAATCATCTGGTAGATTTTCATCATACAGACTCTCTGGATTATTAATGAATACTGAGTTAGGATTAGCCATTTCCTCAAGATTGTTTGCATTTTCATGTTGAGTCCTAAGTAGCTCTTGTGCATTAGCTTTAGCTTCAGGAGAGATAGGTTGTCTATCTATTGCCCTGCTTACTTCACTATTATACATCTGAACTTCCTTATAGTCCTTAGCCATCTTATTACCTTCATTCTCAAGTTCATCAAGAATTTGAAGTCTTTTAGATGAATCAGGCTCATTATTCAATGCTTCTCTAAACTCATTAAGGTTAGTGGCAGCTAATGCTGCATCCTTAGTCTTAGCTATTTCCTGTCTTTCATTTTCTCTTATAATATTCTCTCTTTGTCTCTCTTGTTTTTGTGCAAGAGCTTGAGGGTTTCTAAGATAAGTATCATACTTGTCAATGAAATCAAGTCTTCTTTCAGCTATCTTATGAAGGTCATTAACCTCATCAATTATATCCTGTTTATTAGGGTCAGTCTGTAATGTCTTATCTAATAAAGAGATATAAGATTGAGCTTCCTTTGAATCAGCAAGTTCATTAATTAGTCTTACAGGAGAATAGTTCAATAAATCTGATAATCTATTAATCTTATTTTCATCACTGTCACTAATAAACTCTCTATCCATAGAGGCATCAAGTACTCCTTGAAGTCTGTCCTTTATATCTTCATGTACTGACTTAAACCTGTTTTCAAGGTTATCAATGTTTGAGAAGTAATAAGTCATTTCTTCAAGACCATCTTCATCAAAGTAATCACCAATCTTAACTTGTAAGTCCTGACTAATCTTTCTGTAATTATCTACAGCTTCCTTAGTTTCCTGAGTTTGCTTTTGAATCTGCTCAATTACTTCTTCATCAGTCATATTATCATATACTGATGTACCAGTTTCCTGATTAGTAGTAAGTTGTCTTATTTGTTCAACATCCTCAGGTCTTACATTTCCAGCCTCCTCAATTATATCATATAGGTCATTGATTCTTCCTGCCTTATCAAACATGATAACATCACTAATAAGCTGGTTGTGTTCAGCATTCTTAAACTCAAAGTTATCATTGTTATCAGCAGCTTCATCCATTTGTTTTTGGTAAGCATTATGCCTGATAGCTGATTGATAGTAGTTAAGGAACTCAGGTGATTGTACTCTATTATTCAGTTGGGTTACAATAGCATCATCTTTCTCACTTCTTTCTCTTATCTCTTGAATATCTTCCTTAATACCTCCTTGCAGATACACTGGAGATTGGAAACCACCTTCACTATTCTTTGCACTTCTAAAGCCCGGAATACCAACTAAACCAGTTAAACCACCAATGAAGCCTTCTTCCCATCCTTCAACAGTGCCATAAGTTTGTTGAATAGCTTTTGCAGTAGCTTGTAGCCAGTCAATAGTTTCACTTTCTGCATCTGGGTCTATCTTGGCTCCATAGAAGTCATTAAGTTCAGAAGCATATTTATATCCTGCAACTTTACCTGCAACAGCCTGTCCCATTTCTTCATAAGGACCTTCTGCAACACCCTTACTTGCAATCTTCAAAGCATTTCTAAGTACAGAAGGTTTAGCTGCACTATAACTTACAGTACCATCCTCTGCAACTGTCTTTAGTATCTGACTACCTTTCTTAGCTGTATTATATCCTCCTGCATAAAACTTACCAAACTGCCAAGCATCTGATACAGTAAGCAATGGAATATTTAGAGCAAAGTCTATATTACCCATCTTAGCCCTATCTTCTGATAGTTTCTGTAGCCCACCTTTGTAATCAAACTTAGCATCTACTCTTGCCTGTAACATAGCTTGTCCTTCTGGAGTGAGAACTTGCTCAAAAGTATTTCCATCAGGGGAAATCTGATATTGTGCAAATTGAGGAAACTCTCTAAGCATAGCTTCTTGCTCTTGTGCTGCTACTTTAGCTTGTGCATCATCAAGTTGTTGCTTATGAAGCTCAAACCAGTCTTTACTATTCTGTATAGCCTCAATCCTTGCTTCACCTAATGCACCTGAGAAAGCACCAGTAAGTTTAAGAGTAGGCTCAGCCATCTTAAGTTTCTTAGCATCCCTTGCCAATTCATCAGTAAGCCTTACACCATCAAGGAATAAATCTCCTTCTCTGTAAGCCTGTAAAGCTGCATTAGGATTAAGAGCTTCACCTGAGGCTGTAACTGCACCTTTGAATGCTTGCCTTGCTTTATTAAGACCAAGTAATCTTGAGGTTGCACCAGCACTAATCTTACCAGAGTAGGCAGCACCAACAGCAAAACCTAAATTCTTAAGGAATTTATCCCCAATAAAGTTAGCTGAGAATATATTCTCATACCAAGGGTCATTCTGCTCTGCATCAGTATAGTAATTAGGTAGAGCTGATTCTGACCATTCATTCACTTGCTGCATTGCATTTGAGAAGGGATTATCCCAAAAGCCTGAGAATGTTCCTGTAGCTGCTGCATTACCTAAACCTACTATAGTGCCAAGAATACCATCAGCAAATGTAGTGCCTGCAAGAACAGCACCCTTAGCTAAACCAGCTCCTATTTGAGCATACCAAGGTTGCAATTCACCTCTTGTATTGGCTAAATTATCAAGTTGGGTTAGTGAGGTAATACCAGTGTCATACACACTCTCCCCTACTCCCTCTCTATAAACTTCTTGATATGGGGATTCAAAGTTCTGTTTCTGCCTAATTTTGAACTCAGCAGGAGAACTACTAAGACCAGTTTCTTGAAACTGTCTTTCTTTTCCTTCATTGGTATTTAACCCTCTCAAGCCAGAGATTCCAGCTTGAGTAGGGTCTGTTCTATCTATACTCATAATTAAATATTTGAATCTGTATTACTTTCTCTTTTAGCAATGGAATTAAATCTACTATAAATATCATTCATTAACTCAGTTATATAATGTCTCTGAGCCTCAACATCTTCATTTTCTATAGCTTGATTAATCAACATCAATTGGTTTTGAATGACATTTCTTCTTATACCATCTTCATATACCTTTGTTTCTCCAGCTACAACTTCTGGGTCAAGAAGGAAATTCTTAGTATCACCCTTGCTATTAGTACCTGTAAATACAATTCCTAAATTAGGGTCATATTCAATCTGAGAATCTTCATTGAAATAATCCTTTATATCTTTATAGGAGAGCATATCTCCTTTCTTGTTAGAATCAAGTTCATATATTCCAGATTTTCCATCAGTTCTTCTTGATATTGAAGCTGCATTCTCTCTGATAGTTTTAGAAATTAGAGTTGGGTCTGTTATAGAGGTTATATAGGTTACTTCCCTCATTGCAGATTTACTTAAATCACTGTTTATTTTAGCCTCAATCTGGTCTAAGTTTCTTATTCCATACTCCTTCATCAAGTTAGAAATTCTTTCTTGATTAGGTTTATATGTTTCTACCTTTCCAGGTGTCCTTTGTAGGTGCCCCCTTGTTCCATATAACTCAAGAGGGTCTGAACCAACAACTCTTTGTGCTGTTTCATCCAAGTTTATAGTACCATTCCTTACACCTTGTATAAATGCTATATCATCTTTTTTCTTCTCAACATTTACATCTTTTACCTTGGTAACACCAGAACTTCTGAAATAAGGACTTTGCACATCTTCCTTAGTACCTTTCTTTCTTGCTTGGGCTAATCTTTCCTGCATTGCATAATCATAAGCCTTATTAGAAAGAGTTTGATATTGAGTTTCACCTACTGCATTCCACAAACCTTGTCTTGCATAATCATAAGCTCTATTAAGGATATTCTCATCATTCCAATTCCTAATACCAGAACTTCCTATTGCATCTTCCACAATACCTTGAAGTATAGGAGAAGCCTCAGGATTATTCTGTACAGCCTGCATAATTTCATCAGGTCTGAATCCCTTCTGCATGATGGTTTCATAATATTGATTACCTAAGATTGTTCTCCACTTTCTTGGGTTCTCTCTTACTTCCTTAGCTAAATTCTGTGCAGCAGTACCTACTTGTTTGGATAATAGTGCTCCAGAATAGGATTGTGGTGATAAGGCTGGATTAGCTATAAGTTCATCTAAGGAAAGTGTAGAAGCAGGTCTATCAAATAATAGTGTACTATCCTGAGCCTGTAATTTCCTTTGTTCATCTATCAACTCCTGTCTTCTCTTATAAGCCTGTTCTATAGGAACAATCTCAGAAGAGTATCTTCTTTTCATATCAATCAATCCTTGCCTGCTTGCAGGAGTAAGTCCTTGTTTAGCTAATGACTCAGCTTGTTTAGCCAAGTCATTAGAATATTGTTTGTATATTGCATAAGCCTGTGGGTCTGTCTGTTCATTAGCCATTCTCTCAAAGACATCTGCTTTAGTTCCTAATTCACCATAAGCATCCTCTATCTGCATTTGGGCAGTAGTAGCCTGCTGTAATGGAGCTAACATCTCAGAATAAGAAAATGGTCTAAATTTTGCCCCAGACACAAATGAAAAATTTGCCATATCAATTCTTATATTTCCAAATATACCCACCAGCAGTAGGTCTATTTCCTATTAATACTTTAGAAATACCTCCAAGTAAAATTCCTGTATCAGCAGAAGCCTCTTTTAAAGAATTATAACTACAAATAATATTTCCTTTTTTATCACACTTATATATAGGCTTACACTTTTTAGGATTATTAAGATTTGATTCACTAACTTTCCTATTATGTTCCTCACTGTGTTCCCTACCTTTTAATTTATCAGATAGTAATTGTCTTGTATATTCACTAATTACTTTTCCTTTATGTGCTTCGCCTGCCGCA